TAGAGGTTCGCCCCGTAGAGGTTCGCCCCGGAGAGGTTCGCCCCGGAGAGGTTCGCCCCGGAGAGGTTCGCCCCGTAGAGGTTCGCCCCGGAGAGGTTCGCCCCGGAGAGGTTCGCCCCGGAGAGGTTCGCCCCGTACTTCACCGCCGCGACTACGCATTCACGAAAGCACTCGCCGTCGTGCGTGAACAGAATCCTGCCGTCCAGATGTTTGATTTCGTGCTTCATCGCTCTCCTTGCGTTCGTCAAAAACTCCCGCGGCCGGGCCATGACCGCGGGAGCGTCGAAAAGGCCGGGCAGGGGTACTAAGCTGCCCGACCGGCTCTCTAAAACTCCTCGTGGAATGGAACTGGCAGACACCCCTGATCGCACACCGCAACGCAATGTTCCGCGCCGTCGGGACTCACTCTGTACAGGTAGGCATGGTCGTGCTCCAGCGCCCCGACGCGCACGATCTCGCCCTTTTCAGAGCGGGTGAGGTCGTGCGGGAAGCAGTGATTCTGGACGCGGCGTGGAAGCTGCTCTTGAAAGAGAACGAAGCATTCCTCCCTGTCGTCCCACCTCCAAGACTCTGCGCGGGGGTCGTCAACGATCCGCAGGCAAAAGAAAACGCCCATTGCGTGCCTCCATGCGAAGTGCTGGGGATTCGTTCCGGGTTTGGCAACCGGGCTCAGAGAGAGCCAAGAGGTTGCTACGTCATTCTTTCGTTGCCAGCCGGTTTGCAGCCGTCAGTCAACGCACGCCTAGATTACCGATAGTCGTGACAATTGCAATAGTAAAATCCCGGAATTTTCGGGATTTGTAAAAACTCGCTATTTCCCGTTGGAAAACTGCGGGTTTCCGCGTTTGCGGCGCACGCGGGCGAATCGCTTGCACTCGGATTCTTTGAACAGGTGCGCGGTTCCGATCATGCGGAACGGAACGATTTGCTTTCGTTGCACATACTTTCGCACCGTGTCGGGCTTCACGCCCAGCAGTCCAGCCACATCAGTCGTCGTCAACATTTTCACGTTTGCCTCGATTGCCACGGGCCTCTCCCTAGATTATGCTTATTGTCGTGACATTTGCAACACCAAAAACCGCAGATGTGCAACCAGAGACGTAGCTTGATCTGGCCGGGAACCTCGCGGCTTTCCCGCATCTGCGGCGAACTCAACTCCCCTCAGCAACACAGCAAAAATCTATTGGCGGGGACACGATTGCGAGCGGGACGGGAACACCACAAACCGCAAAGTTTTCGCATTCAATTTTTCCATGCCGGGAAAGTTTGAAAGCGTGCGAGGAGGGATTTTTCTCTCTGGAAATTCGGAAGCGAGAACGGAAATCTAGGAGCGAAGGAGACGCGCTTACGCAGGGACGGCTGCACCACAAGACACGAATCTTTGGGAGTTCGGCCATGAAAGACACGTCCAGCGGCAAACTCGATTCGACCCTTCGTTCCCATTTCGATTTGCTCTATCGCCCCAAAAGACTCTTCGGAAAAAGTCCCGAGACGGTGCGACTGTACGGCTTCACGTTCGCATACTTCCGGGACTTTCTTGGCCGCGAGCCGACGATTCAGGATCTGTGCGATAACGCCGTCATGGCCTGCATGGAATGGATCGTCGGCGAGCGCGGCTTATCCACTAGGACCGCCAACAAGACGCGGGACCAGCTCGTGGCCTTGTGGAACTTCCTGGCACGTAAGGGCGTGGTCTCGACCTGGCCGGACGTGCCGAGCTTCCACGAGCCGAAGCGCACGCCGATCGGGTGGACGCAGGCCCAGCTCAACGAGCTGTGGAAGATGTGCGCGGCGCAGCGTGGGACCGTCTGCGGCGTGCCGTCCTCGTTGTGGTGGACCGGCCTTCACTGCGTCATGTACGATTCCCTGGAGCGCATCGGCGCTGCCCGGCGCCTGCGATGGGACGGCGTGACGGACTTGGACCAGCCGCGGGCCTACGGTTATTTCCCGGCTGAAGTCCGCAAAGGCCGCAAGGAAGATTCAACCGTCAAGTTCCACGCTGACACGACCACGCTATTGCGCGAAATGCACGCCATCGCGACGGATGACTGCGTGTTCCCCTGGCACAAGCGCGGCGAGTACCTGCATACGCGCTACCGCGTGCTCCGGGAGAAATGGGGATTGCCAACTGATCGCTGGCACAGCTTTCACTGCATGCGGCGGACGGGCGCGAGTTTCGCAGAGGCGGCCGGAGGAGACCCGACGGCGCTTCTACGGCATTCGTCCCGCCGAATCTACGAGCAGCATTATCGCGTGCCGCAGATCAGCGGGCAGCAGCAGGCGAGTGACCTGCTGTTCCGACCGGGCCAACCCGACGAGCCGCCACGGGCGGCGTAGTTCATGGCCAGTCGTCTGTCTCGGGCGCGCGGGGTTCCGGCTTCTCGTGCCCGAGCATTCTATCCACGAGTTCGACGATCTTGGAGATCAGGGCGCAAAGCAGCGTCATGGAGCACCGCCGCGGTCACACATCATCAGGAGCAGCACGAGCGTAATCAGGATGGTCGTGGTCACGGCTGGGTCTCCCTGCGGATCGCGGCGGCAATCGCATCAATTGGAGCATGACAATCGCAGCGATACAGCCGTTTTAGATCGGCGCAGATTGCCAAGATGCGCTTGCGTTCTGCGGCAACGGCCTCGCGGACCATGATTGATAGCGATCCAGCCAGCGCGGCTTCTCGTTCGTCCGAATCGACAGGAGTTTTGCGAACCATTCGCGCGTACTCTTGCGCTCCCTTATCGAGCTTGCGAATGAAGTCGGTAACAATTGGCGTGCTCATCTCGCTCCTCGCTTTCACCGGGAAGGGGTCAGGGGGTGGCCGTCGCTTTGGCGATTGCGGCGCGGGCTTTCTCAATGGCGTATTTCAGCCCGCGCTGATCGGCACCTTTTGCCCATGTCGCGTGGGTAAGCTCGTCTGCGGCAAGATTCAGTGCCGCCACCAAGTCGTCAAAGGCATTCACTGCCGCAATAATGCGTTCGGCATCCGCCGGCCTTACGGTTTTTGCAACTGTATCACCGCTTTGCATTCCCGCGGGAGTCGGTCCCCAGATGTTGACAAACTCGTTGTCGGTTCCCGGATTGAACGTGCCGCCGATGTTCCACGGCAATGGCGTTGCAATCCGCTCGATTTTCTTCGCTTCCGTCGCCATTGGTGCCTCCGATGGGGGTGGGGGTTGGTCGCAAAGCTCAGGGGTACGGTCACAGGCCCATCGCGGTAATCGCTGACTGCCAATCGCCGTCATTGAAAATGAATTCCATCGCTTCCTGTTCGCTGAAGTCGCTGCGTTCCATCTTCAGCCGACACGCCCGCTTGAATAACTCCAAATCCTCATCGGTCGCGTTGTCGCCGATGTAGTCTGCCGTCAGTGTGTCGAGCGTCGATGCCATCCCTATTTACTCCCTCTCATTGCTGTCGGTTATCGGTTGCCGTGGTTTCCGTCTGCACGCTCCTCGCCCCGCGGCTCACACACGCGGGGGAACGGGAGGGGGCAGATCAATTGCGATCGGAATACAGGAACGTCTCGTAGTCGTCACCCAGAAGCCGCTGCATCCCTTCGCTGACCTTCTGGCAAGCCTTCCACGTTCGTTCTGCCTTGCGTGAATCCGTGTCGTATCCCATGTCTCCGCAGAACTCCTCGAAGTCCTGAGAGCCGGCCTGCGCGTCAGACAGCAGGCATTCGAGCGTGCCTTCGGCTGTCGGTTCTTCAGTGATCGCCTCGCCCTGCCAGAAGTCAAACGAGTACTGCCGGCCTTTGTATTTCAGCGTGCAGTGGTAGCCGTGCGCCCGCTGCTGCCATTCGTCCTGCTTCTCGTAATCGAGGTTCGCCCCGTACTTGACGGTAATCCGCAAACCCTTCGCCAGATCGTGCAGTCGCGCTGTCGTGGTCATGCTATCCTCTCAATCTCTACGAGTTTCGTTATCGTGGTCCTGCGCTTCCCTGAGCGCACAATCCGTACCCATTCGTGATTGATCGTCTCGAAGTCGCAAACGCGCTCCTGGCCGTCCAGCTCGACAACGGCGCAGCCCTCGCAGCACTTTACCAGCGTGCCTGTCACAGCGGGGGCTTCGGTCAGGCGGAAGCGCGAGCCTGGGCGAAGAAATTGCAAAGTCATTGGGGCAAGTTCCTTTCAAATAATCTCACGCTGGCAGCAGCCCTGCGCGGAACTTGCCAGAACTACGCAAGAGCCGCGCCAGCGTGAGAAATACGGGGTTGATGGGGGCAAGTTCCATGTTTGGCAAGTTCCTCAACGCTGGTCATCGTATCTGAGGATGGGGCGTTGTCAAGAAAAATCCGTGCGGAATTACCGAGCTGGGATACATTCACCTTTCGGCAGAATCGCCAATCCGACCCATACGGGACCGTCATCCGCCCCGTGGTATTGCTCGCGTTCGCGCTGCTCTTTCGCCTTCCGGCATTCGGCCAGCGTTCCAGCCATGATCTTGATTCGATTGTCCAGCCAGTAAGGCATTCCCCACAAGACGTAAGTCATGTTCAAGCTCCTCGAAAGAACCATCGGGAAGTGTAACCGATGACCGGCCGCACGTTACGGCCGGGTGGTCGGGCACACTCAGGACAACATTCGCCCTCCCTCTATCGCCGACAGCATGGCCCGTAAGTTCGATTTGCATTCATTCGCCAGCTTCACGTATCGTTCGATCGGTTGACCGTCCAACCCTTCGAGCTGGGCAATCTCGCGGGCACGTTCGGCAAAGGCTTTCGCCAGGTCCCTTTGCGCCAGATCAATGCGCAAACAGCGTGATAACAGGGGCAAAGCGTCATTGTTATCGAAGCAAAACTCAGCCTGTCCATCGACGGTCGTAGTAAAGATCCAGAGCGCGTGAGGCGGGATTGCATCTTTATCCAGAGCGTCAAGCAACGTCTCTTCCGTGTCGCTCCTGAGTCCGTGCGATTCATTCACGATGACAGCCCGGCCGCCGCGTTCCATCCCCTTGAACGCGAGACCGCGGCGTATGGCGAGCACATCGGCCGGAGTCATCGTGCGGGCCGTGTAGCGTTCAATGCAGCACTCGTGAGCAATCTCTGCTGCGAGCAATTCGGCAATCGTCGTCTTGCCGGTCCCGCTCTTGCCGGCAATCCAGACTGCCCGGCCGGCGAGACCGCGCTTGCGCAGGGATTCGATTATGGCAAGCGCTTTGGGTTGGCCGACTACATCGGACCAGGAGCGCGGGCGGTATTTGTCGGCGAGTGTCATGCTACCCTCCCGGCTTCGCGTACCAGCTTACCGAGCATCTTCCCGCGAAAGAGGCGCGATCGGTACTGCATGGCGAATTGATTCAAGAGTCCTTCGGCAGCCTGCCGGCTCATGTTTCCCTCTTTCGCAACAGCCCATTCGCTGCCGTAGTCGCCTTTGCCGGCGCCCACGAAAACCGCAATCGTAAACCACGTCTGACGGTCCATCAGCAAGTTCCCTTCATTCAAGAGGATATGAAACGCCGCCATACCAGCCCTCCCGACATTCGAGAGGGGAGGCGGGTGGCGCGTCAGATGCCGTAGTCCCGATGGATGCGGTCTTGGAGCTGATTGATCTTCACGCCTGCCTTAGTCCAGAGCTTTGCAAGCGCTTCATCCTGCCAGTTTTCTTCGATGTGCTGGGCCTTCAAGTGGCACACATCCGACAAGCATTCGAGCACGCGGGCCACGGAATTCGAGTCAACCAGAGATTCCAGCTGTTCGATCAATGTCTGCTCGGTTTTCATTGGGCAAGTTCCTTAAAACAGAGGGTAAACAGACGGGAAACGCCTACAGGTCCGCTCACTCCCAGAGAATGAGCGGTAAGGTAGGCGCGTCAGGCTTTACGCCATGCGAGGAGCTGCCTTGCGGCGTACGCGCGGCTAATCTGCGTCCCTCCGCAATAGACCTGTCCCGCACAATTGACGATCATCCGGCCGTATCGGCAACAATAGAGCTTGTCGATTGCTGGGCGCCTTCCGAGCTTCTGACAATGCACGTGCATGATTCTCTCCTGCAAGAGATTACGCGCTGACTGGCAGGATATTTGGCAAGTTCCGGCAGTCAGCAGGGGCAAGTTCCAGGCGACTTTCATTCGTCGCCTCTACATCTACTTAAGGTAAGAATATCGTGCCAAAGTCATCAAAAGCGCTAAGACATTACGCCTTATTCTGGAAATAGGCAACGAATCGTCAGACGTAGGGGTATGGAATTGAGCCGTACCGGCTCCTCGCAGTGCGTCTAATGCGATCCTGGTGCGTTGAAAACTGGCAAATGGCACATATAATGAGAGAAAACGAATCGAAGCCAGGAATCCGGCCGCAATCCTGGCGACGACCGCAGGGAAGGGGAGAGGCGAGGGGTGGTCTCCCTGGTGGTCTATCCTACGCCATTCCCCCGCAATTCTCCCTCTCTTCCAGCTCTAATCCCCCCACATCCTGAGCCATCCCCCTACGCTGCAATGACTTACTGCCAGTCATCAGCGTAAGACGAGCGAAAGTCAAGTCCCGTGTGGGGGACTTGAATAATCGTTGTTTTCACGCATATTATGGGCTATTCTGCCGGCTTCTGGAAGGCTCGGGCTGCCCGAGACGCCGGGCCCGGCCCCCCAGGCTGGACTGCTAAGAGGTATATCCTCCACCGCGAGTTTTACCCGGTTCCAACTCTGGCAAGCTGCGTAGCGCTCTATACGCCTCACTGGCGCGTCGGGAGCGTGGAGATGGCTGTTCGGGTGTGCGCGAGTGGATGGGCATGCAGGAGAGCGTCGTAGCTGGTTTCAGCTATGCAGCTTGTCGAGTTCAAGACTGGCGATAACTCGCTCTGCCAGCCTCGCGTTGTGGGACTCGACGATCTCGCGGGCCACGTCATGTCCGACGCCGCGGTCCAGAATTGCGAACGTTAGGAACGCGGTTGATCCATCGTCCTGCTTCGTAGCGGCCTCAATCGTCTCGATGTAGCCGTGCTCGCCGAGAACCGGATGCCATCGCCACTCAGCGCTGCTTACTTGGTGTCGCCAGTCGGGCATACAGAATCCTTTATGTCGTCGAAGTTTGCGCCTGTCGGGAACTGCACAGACAGCATTGGTTTTGGCTCGTAGATGGGCGTGTCGAAGTGGCCGGCGAGGTAGTGATCCACGAACTCTCTCTTGAATTCTCCAGTGACGCGCTCGGTCCGTGACATCTTCGCGTTGTGGTGCCAGATGATTCCCCATCGCACTTCCCATTCCGCAGCCCCGCACGGGCAGAACAACTGCTCGACCGGGACATCCTTGTGCGTTAGGCTCTCCAGAGGCGGCCTCCACATGCCGACATACCGATGGCTTTCGGGGGTGATTTCAGGCACTGAACCTCCTCTTCGATGCGAGGTGTTCGTCGCGGATCTGCTTCATGTGCCGCGCCATTCGTGAGGCCGAAACGTCCGCGAGGATCTTCCAGCCGTCCTCGAACCGTTTCGGCCACAGGTCGTCTGTGAGTTCGTTCTTCAGGCAGTCATGGCACACGAAAATCGTCACATCCACGAACAATCCATCGCCGAACCTGTGTCCGCTGATGATTCTCGTGTGGTTCCGGCACGCGGATTTCTTGCAGACGAAACAGGGATTCGGAACGACATCAGGTGTTTCGCATCCGTCAACGTCACACGGTTTCATGCCCGCAGTTTAGCATCCCGCAAACTGCTACGGAACTCAAATCTGGAAGTCATTCTCAGGCTTCGGCTGTGCGTCGCGAATCGCCTTGAAGATCGCCGCCGCTGGTTTGGCGAGCGCTTTGTTGCGCTGCTTGCGGCCTTCGTTCGACTCGTTCCAGTCGGGGTGCGCCTTGTCGTGGGACCGCAGGACGTGCTCGTAAGTCTGCTGGGCGAAGTGGATTTTCACGGTCTAAAAGCTGTTGTAAAACCGCAGAATCTTTACCTGTTTCGGCAGCTTCGAGAGGTCGATGTCGAAGCCCTCGCGCATGTCGGCAGAGTATTCGCGAACGGATTCGTGCATCGGATAGCGGAGCGGAATCTTCACTCCGACATCATCTGGTTCCTCGCCGTTGAAGAACTTATCGACCTCCGGCGGGATCGGCAATTTCGCCATCGTGCAGGCGTCCCAAACGGCTTTCATCTTGCGCCAGTCGTCGTCTGGTGGAGCGAATCCGATGACGTTCGTGCTCATGCTCATTTTCGGCTCTCCTTTCGCCGCCCATTGTACCCGCCTCGAAACTGCTATTGAAGTCCTGCCGCAACTCGTCAGAATTGAATCTGCGACACGCCCCAGTTAAGATTCAAGTTAGAGCACCTTCCGTGCCGCCCTCCTTTGGGCAAATTGAACCCGCCACTGGGTCGTGTCGCAAGCGAATCTTTTGGCGGGTTCTCTATTGCGCCCGCCTCCTTCAGTTCAAGAGGAATTAAGGAGTTGTGCGTTATGTTCCCCGGAGCTTTGCACGGATTGCGCCGCCGCAGTGGAAGCGCCAAAAGAACCGGGCGCGGAGAGCAGGACGCCCCGCGAGGCAATCGTATTGAAACCTCTACGAGAGACAGGTGCTCAAGCGCAAAGGTGGGTTCCCCATACGGGGTTTTCCGGGCAACGGTGCGGTAGTCGATCCGCAGCAAACCCCTACGTCCCGGTCCCAATCGTGTCGAAAGTTAAAACCCGCCGCAAGTACCGCAACCGGGTAGCGCCGGTTTACGAGCAGGCTGTCTGAAACGACGCCGAAACAAGCATCTCCGAAACACCGGGCTTCATCTGTCCGTAGCGAGTCTCGAAAGCACAGAGACTCACGCAAGCTACGACGACGCAGGGAAGGGGTGCCGGTATCCCGTGGCGCAGGAGTTCAAGAGCAGTTTGAGAGAAAGACCCGCCCTTGATGCACGTCACCTTGCGGGAGCGGTGCGGCGGGTGTGTTTGAGAGAAGATGCTGCTGGCCGGGCTTGATACCGGCTTGAATGCGACTACCCAGGTCATCAGCCCGGCGCGTATCGTTACGCCCGATGTCAGGCATCCACGTCACCAGCCGCATTCTTAGTGGTTCAGCCGGTCCTTCCCGGCAGCAGCAGCATCAGAAGCACGAGGCATAGCCGCCATCGCTGGCGGATTTCGTCGTGCAGGCGAATCATACCTCCCGCCTCACGGCTCGTCCACAGGCGGATACGGCACAGGCTTGTGAATCTCCGTGAACGTCACCCACGAGCCGTCAATCTGCATGTACGTCCCGGAATCGCCTTGGCGCCGTTCCCACTGGTCGAGTTCGCACAGGGATTCAAGGCTGCGGATGAAAGTTCCGGAACAGCGGAATGTGCCGGGACGGAAGCGCTCTCTCGAGCCGCCCCGTCCGATGCTGTATGTAGGCTCGAGGTTCGCGTCGTCGTCAAGCTCGAGCCTGTAGTGGGACTCGATGAACTGCCATTTCTCGAGGAAGTATGGCTCGAGTCTCGAGAGTTCCGACTTTATGACCTGGCTCGAGAAGTCGCGCCCGCAATGAATCCGGAGCGTCAAGGTGGGCTGATTAAGGGGCGGTCCCGTGAGAACAGCGAGCAGCACAAACGCGGTCACTTCTTGGGCTTCTTCACCACGAAATACTTGGGGACGGCAGTTCGGCGCCCGGCAATGTCGAAGGTCGGGCAGAACCGGCAGAACACGGTGCCGGCCTCGACGGCTTCCTTGAGGTGCCGCAACGCCAGCTTCGTAGAGATGCCCTTCGCTTTCGCCAGCTCATTCGAGGTCATGCCGCCCATGTCTGGAGCGTCGCGTTTGGCGAGCCGCATCTGCTCGGTGAGCAGTTCTTCGAGGGTGATTTCCCTGGCGCTCATGCGTAGACGATCTCCGTGGGGCTGCGGTCGATCGACCAGACCCGCTCTCTCAGGAACAGAACCTTCGATTCCGGGGCATAGCGGATGACCAGGCCGCCGAACTGGGGGGTCGAGAGCCGGCCGCCGGGGATCTTCCAGACAAAGGGAGTTTTGCCCTGCCAGCAGGGGGTCACAACCGCCCGAGCCTTGCCGTTGATGGTCGGGATGTTCGTCTCGATCGCCCGGTGCCGGTGGCTGCGGACGATGAGATCCGGCGGCCGTCGCCCCCACCGCCCGGCCTCCGTGAAGGACTCGACGAGTTCCTTGTGAATCGCCGTGGATTCGTAAGCCTGTGAGCCAGTCGTGCCGATGTGGTGCAGGGTGTGGCAGAGCTGGTCGCCACACTGAATCCAGAGTTCGTACCTGGCAAAGTTGCCCTCTTGGTTCGGGACGGCGCCAAGCTGTTCGGCAAGCGCTTCCTCGCGTTCCGCGGACTTCCCGACGTGCGCTTCGGTGCCCCGGATGTGGTAGTAGCGGCCCTCGCACTTCTCGACGACCGGCTTCATCAGGGCGTAGGCGATTTTCTGCTGATCGTTCAGGTTGTGCGTTATCTGCGTGGTCGAGTTGTGATGAACCCCGTCGATGGCGTCGCCATTATGGACCACGACATAAGGCTCGCCGTGCGTGGCTTCCGGGACGTGAACCTCCCAGAATTCCTCCCACATCGCGTAGATTTTGCGCTGGAATTCGGAAGGCTGATAGGCGCCGCCTTCGTCGAGCTTGGGCATGTCGGACGGGCAGATGGCGAGCTTGCACCCGCAATGCGTGTCCGAAATGACGACGATGTTGTTGATGGGCCGCTTGCGACTCGTCGAGCGCTTGGGCATTATTCTTCGTCCCCGAGCGAATCATCCTCGTCGATTTCCCAGTCGCCCGACCATTCGCCGCCCTCGAAGGGACCGGCCTCCGTCGCGCACTGAATCCAGATGCTGTCGGCGAACTTGACCAAAACGTCCGGTGGCCCGCTCATTGGCTCATCCTGTCAGCTTGAATATCTCGGAATTTAAGCGCCTCATCGCAACTACGTTTCGCCTCTTCCAGCGTCTCCACGTGTTGAGCGATGTCGAATTCATCCGTCAGATATTCTTCTGGCGGCAGAAGCCAAATCGCGCCGGCAAGTTCGCGGTAACGCCTCTCCCAGTCATCCACGGTTCCTCTCCAGTCTTTCCGATACCCGCTCTGCCAGAGAATTGATGATGCCCGACAGGTCGTCCAGGGAGCCGTGGTTCTTGATGACGCCCGTCCACGCGCCGAATGTTGCCAGCCGGTCGTCCATGCTGCCGCTCACTTGTTCGGCCTGCTTCCGGTCAACCCGGTACAGTTCGCCGCCGCGGTCGAGAATCGCGTCGCATTCGTTCAGCCAGCGAACGTCGGGAACAATGAGCACGTCGGATTTGATGTGGCTCAGAACGGGATTGAGCCACGTCCTGCCCCAGATTTGGCGGCCCATCGTGCCCACGTCTTCCCAGAGCTGGCGCGGCGTCTTGCCCATCGGCAGGAACTCTTCGCGGGCGTGCGGGAACTCGTCGTAGAACTCCGGGCCCCGGAGCCCTTCGACGCGATACATGCACTCGGCAATCCATTTGACCTTCGTGCTGAATGAGCGGATTTCGCACGTCCATCCCTTGTTCTCCAGCGCGATCAAGAGCATCTTCGCAGATGTGTCTTTCCCAACGCGCCGGCGATGGCCGAAGCCGATTATCACGATGCGGACTCCACCATGCGGACGAGCTTTCTGGCACGCGACTCAACGCCACGCTCCGTCAATCTCCGGCCATCACGGAACTGTTCGTAATGGGCAAATTCATGGGCGATCGTGTGCTTCGCGTTCCGGATCCATTCGGCCCGCGTCATCTCGCTACGCGGCAATGGAATGCCGGCGATGAAGATCCTGATGTTCACGGAATCGAAAACCCCGAATCCCGAAGTCTTGCTTTTACCGTGGCAGACGACGACGCCGGGAACGATCGAAACCATCAGCCGGTGTCTGATCTCGATGACTTCGATAAGAGCCTCTACGAAGGCACGGAGACGGCGACCAACGTCTTTGGCGACGCCGCGATTAACGGTGAGACGCACGCAGGGTTTGCTCATGGGAAGATCAGCTCCCCCGAGCGTCGGACAGACAGCGTGTTCGACGGGTCGAGCTTGCGGCTTATCGTCCGCACGACGACGCCAGCTTCATGCAGCATCCGTTCGGCCATTGCCAGCGATTCAGTCCATTTGCCGTTGCTGGCGCCGGGGCACTGATGCCGCACGAGCACCGCAATTCCCGCCTGAATGATGGCTCTCGCGCAATCCGAACAGGCGGCCCACGGGCAGTACATCGCCAGCCCGAACGTCGGCACACCGCGCCGGGCCGCGTCGTAGATTACGTTTCTCTCGGCGTGCTCGAAGAAGTGGTATTTCAGCGGCGCAACGGAGCGTTCCTGAAGGAAATCAACGCCATCCGGGAACCTGTTCACCGCCGAAGCGACAACAATCCCGTCGTGATTGACGAGGAGTGCCGCGTTCTGAGAACTGGGGTCGGGCGAACATTCACGGGCCAGGACGTAGGCTTCCGTGAGAAAATGGCAGTCGCTCTCTATTGACGGCCGAGCCACCCTGCTCCCCTCCAGCGTTCATGCTGCCTCTAAGGGGTATTTTAGCGGGCTGGAATGGGAGGTCTACACGGGTTTTCGGCGCTTCTTCCGACGTTTGGGCTTGTCGAGCATCTTCATCAGGTTCCGGCAGGAATGCGAAACCAGTCTGCCGTAAGCCTCGCTGACAGCCTTCTGCGTTGGCGACTCCTCACGCGGGGCAGCGCTGAAGTTGAACTCGAATTTGACATCGGAGTTCTGAAGCGCACGCCAGATCGTCGCGTTGTGTTCTGCCTGCGCGCCCCAATACTCAACCAGCAGGCGCAACCCCTTCGGATCGTGCTTGGCGAGCCATGCGTAATCAGGTTCTTCGTCGCACATGATTTGTAACCCGCTGCCGTTTCACGATGATCGTGGCTGGCCGCTTCACAGCCCTTCGGACTCGATCATTCGCTTCCCGGAAACACGAACCACTTTGGTCATAAGCTGGACGCGACGGCATAACCCTTGACGCCAGCGTAGTGTACGAGCGGGGCTTAAGCTGATTTGGTCTCCGCAAGCTTCAGGATTGCGGCGCAAATCGCAAGCGCAGGCGTTTCCGCATACTCGTAAGAGCCGCCGATGTTTGCGTACCAATCGAGATTCTTGGTTCGTTGGACAACGATTTTGTCAGTCCAGGGGTGCTTCTCAGCCGCCATGAAGGCGTCGTTAAGGTCGGTGGAGGGGCGGAACCTGTTTCCCAGGCCGCGCCACGTCCATTCCGTTGTCATCTCCTCAACGTGATGGCAACCCGCTTCTGGTGAGACAATTGCCGCGATTATCCCGCACGCCTTCGCCACAGCCAGATCGGTTTCAGGTGATGCCGTAAGTGTCACGCCCTCGCCCTCCTGTCTCGCAGGAACTCCATCGTAGTGGTCAACCCCGACGAAGCGCAGAGCGTCCAGAACAGGAGCGCATCACAAAGGGGTGGGCGCATGGCGCGGGTCATTCAATCTCCCCGTATTCCTCGAACCGCTTCGCCACGACGCCCCAGATCAGGGACGAAATCCGCTGAAGCTGCTCGTTCTTACGCTGGTTCCGCAATTTCACAGAATGGTTGAAGCCTGTCTCAATGTAGAAATGGCAGCACTTTCTGACCCACGCCGGAAGAGTGAGATGCTGATAGAACGCCCGCTTTTTGAACTTCCGCAATTCTTCATCGCTGAGGCGCAGCGCATACCGCACTTGCTCGCCTTCAGTCTTGATCCTGCGGAACGCCCTTGACGTTCGCTTGGCACCCGGTTTTCTGCGCGGCAAGTCACTTCAACTTCTTGCGGTCCATTTTGCGGAACGCTTCAGCAAGGCGAGCGCGCTTGCCTTCGACGCCCGGCTTCTTCGCGGCAGCAGCGAGCTTCGCAGCGGGAATCTTCTGCCCCTGCGGTATCCCCATTTGCTCGTGAAGCGCGCCTTTCTTCAGGTGCATTTTCGCGATGAATTTCTTCGCCATGTCATTTCTCCATTCTCTTTCTGACAACCGCCACCACACCCGCGTAGATGTGATTGATCTCGTTGACGATTGTGCCTCGGCCGACGATCACGCCGGGGTCATCATCGGTCTGTGGTGCGCAGAACGCCTGCCGTACTTGCAGGAAATTCGTGGGGAGTTCCTTGCAGAAGTGGAGGCAGGCGGCGATGCGTTCGGGGGATTCGGTCATCTTATTCTCCTGACATTTGTGTTCTGAAATCGGACCAAAGGTCGCTTGCTGTACCCATCCGCATTTATGGCAAATACCGCCGACGGCGATAGGGGTCACTGGATCGCCTCCAGAAATCTTTTGACGGCCGCGGCTGACGTGAACACGTCATTGCCCTCGCGGCTGGCCTCCAGCTTGACGCCGTAGTAGCCGCTGTTCGCCCAGCGCTTGATCTTTTTGATGCTCGGGCGCCGCGAGAACACGGCCACGCCGTCGATTTCCAGCGTCGGCACGCACTTGAGCAGAATCTTGGGTTCCTGCGCGAAGTCGTGCCCGTTGGTCGTCATCCCTGACTGCTTCCCATTCTTACCAGAAAGTACGAACTGCCCAGACTTCATCATACTTCCTGTTCGCAAGATGTGAAGACCAGTCCATTATCGAAGATAGGAGATTCAGGAACCGTCGCACGGAGAGCGAACAATGCTTTTCAAGGATGAACTCTGGCGAGTCTTCGCGCCTTCCGGCGCCGCGGCTGATGCTGCGGAGGAACCGGCCGAGACTCCCGCTCCCGAAGCGACTGACGACACTCCCGTCGAAGAGGCGGTTGAGGAAGTCGCCGAAGAAGAGATCGAGGAGCAGCCGGCAGGACTCGGTGAAGTCTGGAAGCAGCATGGGATCGAGGGACTTCCCGAAGACCCGCAGGAATTCCAGAGGACGTACCGGGCGATGCAGGCGCAGGCGGCGGAAGCCCAGCGCTACCGCGAGTACGCCGGCATCCTCTACCAGCAGAATCAGATCGCGATGCAGCAGCAGCGGCCTCCTGTCCAGCAGGAGCCGGAGCGACCGAAGCTGCCGTGGGGAGACGCCCCGCAGTTCGACCGCCGCCTCATCGACCAGATCACGACGGACGAGAACGGGAACCTGATTCCCAAGCCCGGCGCCATGCCGAACGTCGTCGATGACTATCGCAAGTGGGTGGCGTGGCGCGACTCCGCGCAAGAGAAATTCTTCTCCGACCCCGCTTCGATCAAGTCACTCTTTCAGCCTGACTGGCAGAAAGACACATGGCAGATCGTCCAGCACGCTCTCGCGCAGGACCGCCAGCAGACTGCCCTCAAGACATTCGAGAACGCCAACCGCGAGTGGCTGTACAACGAATACGGCCAGCTCAGTCAGGCCGGGAACCTCTGGAACAACGCCTACGTGCAGGCGCTCCAGATGCGACTCCCCGACCCGATCCAGTACGCCGAGCAGGTTATCGACGCCACGCTCTACCGCCAGAAGGTGGAAGCCGACGCGGCGACGCAGGGCCAACCGAAGACTGACGCCGAGAAGAAAAACGCTTTCCTGCACCGGGCCGCACGCTTGCCGAACAGGAGCGGCACGCAACCGAAGAAAACCCGGAAAACTCCGTCGCAGAACGACAAGCGCGATCCGTGGGAACTGTTGAAAGAAAACATCGCTGCTCTGCCACCTGAAGACTGGCAGAACTGAACTCCTGAAAGGACCGGAACATGTCTGAATGGGCACGTCTCACCAACACGACGATCGCCAAGTACATCAAGGGCGTTCAGGCGGAACTCTACGCCAACCAGATCCTGATGGCGCTCCTCGACAAGATGGGGCGGATCACCTACGGGGTCACAGGCGACGGCGTTCGCTGGGACGTTGAGTACCGCGAAATCCCGCTCCAGACGAACAACGGCGAGCAGGCGATCACGCCGCAGCGGCAGGACGCCTACAAGCAGTGCTTCCTCGACATTCAGGGCTACACGGTCGCCGACGTGATGACCAAGCGTGAGCAACTGAAGAACGCGAAGGGGCCGAGCCAGATCGTTGACTACTTCAAGAACATGGTCACGCGGTCTTCGCGCAACATCAAGCGGCAGTTCGGCGAAGAGTTGTACGTCGATTCGACCGCTTCCGGCAACGGGGCGCGAATCTCCGGCATCGAGACCATGATGGCGACCAACGGAACCATCACCATTTCGTCCGGTGCGCAGCGCTCAGCCAACGCGGCCGATGTCGTGGGCTCGCCTCACCAGACCTATGCCAACATCACGACCGACCTGGGCACCTACGGCGGATCGTGGACCTCGCAGTCGGCCCTGGCGACCACCTGGCCCGCCGGGCACGGCACGCTGTCCTACGACTTCTTCGCCCCCACGATCGTCTGCTACAACTCGACCGCGTGGTCGGGCGCCGCGAACGACTGGGCCTCGAACTGCCTCAAGGCGACGCGCTATGCGATCACGCACATGCAGCGCTACGACAACAGCCAGAAGGCGGTCAAGAAGATCATTCTGGACCGCGACCTCTACCGGCAGTTCCTCGACAAGCAGGACTCGAAAGAGCACGCCTGGATCAACTCGAACTACTCGCTCCGCGCGATGGGCTTCGAGGAAGTGATCCAGCAGGACGGCTGCGAGATCACCTGGGAATACGGCGTCCCCGGCGCTGTCGGGTACGGCTTCAACCTGGACAACATGGAACTCCTGTCGTGGCAGGACGATCTGTTTGACGTGCGGGGTCCGAAGTTCGACGACCTCAACAACGCATGGCACCTGATCGTGGACTTCGTGGGACAGGTGAAGTTCCTGACGCCCCGCAAGTTCATGAAACTCATCACAATCGCGGCCTGATCTGAAAGGGTTTTTCGATGCCTTCAAGCGATGACATGCCGTTCGCAATCGGCTCGACGTTCTTCAACGGCGGTACGACCGACTCGACCTCCGGCGTGGAATGGGAGGGTCGCGAATTCGACGTTCTCGACCTCGACTATTCGGGCACGCTGGCCAAGCCCCGCGCCTTCTCCAACTCGACCGAGATCAAGCGCGTCCGCGTTGTGCGGAACGTGTGCGTCTCCGGCTCTGGTGGAACAACCACCGGCCTCCTGCTCCCCGGCTTCCTGGTCAGCTTCAAATTGACCAAGTACGGCAAGCAGGTGGACGGGTATACGACCACCACGGCCGCCGAAGGGTTCCCGGTCGATGAGTTTGTGGTCTCGACGGGCGTGCCCATCAACGACCTGTTCTACATCACGGTCTCCGGGCCGGCGTCGGTGATGACCTCGCTGGCGGCGAACGCGGAAGACGTGTTCTCGGCCGGTTCGGTGCTCGTGGCCCTCACGGCTGCGACCTCCGGGGCCACCACGGCAGGCCGCGTCTCGGCGCAGGACTTGACGGGTGCCACGGCGCTTCTGGGGAACCAGATCCAGAACCGCGTCGGCGTGGCGTGCTCTGCCTCGACCACTGCGAATACCAACGTGACTAAGCTCTGCTTCGTGAACTATCGTCTTTAGTAGCAAGGGGTTACGTTGAAGACAAAGCCGTGGGACAACCCCGAGCAAGTCAAAGCGTGCCGGTGCTGCGGAGTCGAGAAGCAACTGCGTGAGTTTAGTCGCAGCGGCGGGACTCCGCGCTACTGCAAGAAGTGCATGGCGGAAAAGGTGGCCGACAACCGCCGGCGCAACCCTGATCGTGTGGCCGAGCAATTAAAGAAAAGCCAGCAGAAGCGCAAGGAACTCTATCGGACTGATTCCACCTATCGAGCTTCAAGGCTCGCTGCGAGGAAAACTCAGTACGAAAAATACAAATCGACCGACCTTCCACGACTCCGCAAAATCCAGCGCCGCAACCTGCTCGTCACGAAGTACCGCATGACGCCCGAAGATTTCGACCGAATGCTCGACGAACAGAATGGCTCGTGTGCCTGCTGCGGGCGAGTGCCGAAGAAATTCGTCGTCGATCACGACCATGCGACCGGCAAGGTTCGCGGCCTCCTTTGCAACACCTGCAACGTCGGCATCGGCCACATGCAGGATACCGTCAACGGCCTCCAGCTTGGGATTGACTACCTCAGTGGTGTCAAGCACGTGGTGGCATAGATGGCCCTCAGCGAATCCAGTGCGGAACGACTGAACCTTCTGGGCGAAGGAATTCGCTCGGAAATCGTCACGCGCCTGAACGGAAACTTCGGCAGCGACAGCCTGACATGCGGCGGCCAGGTCCGCACGGGGTTTGTCACCAAAGCCGTCGCTCACGCCAAAGCCGGAACAACCTCCGGCTGGACTGTGGGTGCCACGAACAACCTCGGCACCATCGCCACGGTTGCCGCCTCGCAGACTGCCTGCACGCTGGTCATGCGGATCGACGGGCTGCATGTCGGCGACACGATCACCGGCTTTGCGACGTTCGCCTCGATCAACTCAGCCGGCGGCGCCGTCACGCTGGATGCGAACCTCCGCAAAATCACCGTGGCGGCTGGAGCGAATGGCACTGACGCCAGTGTCGCCAACGCCACGCAGGTTTCCGTCAGCGCAGCCACAGCCAGCAGCCAGAGCACAACGGGACTCACGGAAGTCGTGGCGTCGGGGACAGTTTACTACCTGCTCCTCACGGCGACCACAGCGGCGTCCACCACGATCGAACTGAGCAGCGTCGAAATCACAGTCACAACCGCATAACCGCGTCAATGATTCCGGCGACGGGATCATCTCCTGCCCGTCGGAGGGTTTCGGCCCTCCGGCGGGTTATTGGAACAAGCATGTACGGCAGCTTCGGACAACTTGGACAGCGACCGGGGGCCTTCGGGGGCAACCCCTTTGGCTCTCCCGGACAGGGTTGGGCCGCTGGGCGCCAGACCGGCGTTCGTCTGAATCCGTACACGGGCGGCCTGACTGATCCACGCACGAATCAATTGAGCGTGCAGTACGGGAACATGCCGTCGCAGATGCCGAACATGATCCCCGGCAATGCGAATGCCGGTGGCCCTCGCCAGCCCCCGATCAACTTCATGTCCCCCATGAACGGTTTCGGACAGAACGGCGGGACGACGCTGGGCGGCGGCAGCTCTTTCAGCGGCAACCCGTTTACTGCGGCGAGTCAGCCCGGAACCCAGCCGATGGGGAACAACTCCCTCGGGTGGACGGGCTACATGCAGAACACGGGCGACAACCTGATTCCGTCTCAGGCGATGGACCCGGCAGCCGTGGCTCAGGGACACAACTATCTTCAGCAGCGGGTCGCACAGAGTGCCGGCGGCGCGATGGGTTATCAACCCTTCAACCTGCAAGCCAACATGCAGCAGAACCTGCCGTCGTCAGCAACGCAACCCTGGCAGCAGCCGCCGCCGCAGTCGGGCATGAGCACGCAGTTCATGCCGCAGATCAATCCGGCCCAGTTCGACCAGAACGGCAACCAGGTCGGCCAGAACATCAGCGCGACCGGCGCGCAGTACATGGGCAATCAGAGGTTTGTTCCGGGCGCACGAGTTTAGGGACTTCAGGAGGGTCTTTCTAACCGCGTTTCAATCAGGCATTTCAAATCATTCAGGAGATGATCGACGATGCAGCCGAGAAAACTGAAAGTAGGGATCGCTTTCTTCAATTACGGGTCGAACGGTGGCATCGCCGCCGAACACCCCGACATCCGCAAGTGGGCCGTCAAGGCCATTCTCGCCGCCAAGAAAGATGAGCGGATCGAGGATCTTTACTCGACGGATTTCACCGACACGCCCATCATTATGACCCGCAATGCCGCGGTCGAATGGGCGAAGCAGGGTGAACTCGACGTGCTGGTGATGGTCGATTCCGACCAGGCCCCCGACCTTTACCCGGAAGGCAAGCCGTTCTTCGAGTCCAGCTTCGACTTCCTCTACAACCACTACGACAAAGGCCCGGTCGCGATCGTGGCGCCGTACTGCGGCCCCCCGTCGCATCCGACTCAGGGCGGCGGAGAGATCGTCTACGTGTTCCGTTGGGTGAACCGCGACAGCCATCATCCCGATGCGCAATTCAAGCAGGCGCGGTACGAACGGGAAGAGGCCAGCGTCCAGACAGGCTTTCAGGAGTGCTCGTCCGGTCCCACGGGACTGTGCATGATCGACATGCGGTGCTTCGATTTCCTGACGCCGCCGTACTTCTACTACGAGTACCGCGGCGACGGGGTGAACTGCCCCGCGTGCAACCAGCCGAAGCCGGGCGTTCGCGCCGAGAAGTCATCGACCGAAGATTGCGTGTTCTTCCGCGATCTGTCGCTCAACGGGATTCTGGAGCACGGCTACAACCCGGTGTTCTGCAACTGGGATGCGTGGGCCGGGCACTGGAAACCGAAGTGCGTCGGCAAGCCGGAGATGATTAAGGCCGATCAGGTCGCCTCGACGCTCAAGAACGTCGTAGAACGCGGCCAGCGCTCAGGCATGACGCGCACCGTCATCAAGCGCAACCCGAAGCTGCCGGTGCATCCGAAGGATGCGCGAGGCGGTGACTTCGACAAGGTGTTCGCGGTGGACGAGCCGAAGGCGCCGAGAACGCGAGCGCAGCGGCTCGACGACAATATGGTTGCGATCATGAGGCCCGACGATCCGCGCCTCGAACCGCAGGCGAAAGTCGGCCATCAAGTCGCCGAATCGAATGGCAACGTCTACGACACGTTCGACGACTTCGTCAACGGCAAGACGATCGAACCGAAAGAAAACGAGTTCTGTTCTGCCGACAAGATGGATTGGAAGACGCCGCAGGAAGCGATGTACAAGCTGAACGGCGGCACGATCGACACCTCCCGTCCAGCGGTCATCCTGCATCCCGACGATCCGCGCATGGCGGACACACTGGAGGTCGAGGACGGCAAGCCGAACGCCTTCAAGGAGACGCACAACACCGACGAAGCGGACATCAAGTTCCTGAAGGAGATCGTCTACGCGCGAGCGATGGATGCCTGTGTCGAGGAACGCACGCTGAGGATCGTTGAGCTTGGATCGTGGGTGGGACACAGCGCGATTGCGATGGCGGAGGTCGCCGAACAGCTCTGCGAGTTCGAGATCGTGTGCGTGGATCACTTCAACGGCGGGAATCCGATCCAGCGGAAGGTGGCAAAAGAGTTCGACGCCTACGCGGAGTTCAAAAAGAACACCGCCCGCTTTCCGCAGATTGCGTCGTGGCGCACCGACACGCTGAGCGGTGCGAAGGACTGGGCCGCGAATGGCGCCCCCATCGACCTGATCTTTGTTGACGCCGATCATTCCTACGAGGGGTGTCTTGCCGACATAACGGCGTGGTGGCCGTTCCTGCGACACAAGGGAATCATGTGCGGGCACGACTTCAACTTCTGCTTCCCCGGAGTGCGACGCGCAGTGACGGAATGCTTCGGATGGGAGGTCGTGAATCAGGGGAATATGTGGATCGCCAAGAAGGGGCTGGACCAACTCCTGATCCAGCCCAAGTCGGTCGTCCCCGCGATCGAAGCCCGTCACGAGCGGACACGCGAATTCACCACACAGGCGGAATGGCTGGGTGAGCCCAGCATCTTTGTCACCAGCGACACCCGCACCTTCGAGGGCACATGACCGCCAGCCGAAAGGACATCGCGCAGGAGGAGCGGAAGGCCAACGCCACGCCGGAGAAAGCGTTCGTGGCGGCGACCGATGCCGGCAAAGTGCCGCGCATGGCCGACATGCTGTACCTCATCATTCAGGAAATCGGCCTCCCTGAAATCGCCAAGATCGTGGCCGAACAGATCCGAACCGGATCACCGAAGACGAAAGCCGAGTTCGCCGGCAAGGTGTTCGACGCCATGAAGGCGCACGAAAAGATGGCCGGAGAACTGACGGAAGACGAAGTGAGCAAGCTGACGGAAGACATGATCGACACGATTTTGAAGAACGAATACGGACTGGACCGTGGAGCCGCTGCTAAATCTTAACGGACGGCAGGTCAGCCTGTCGGAGATGAAAGAGCGCGAGGCGCGCTACTGGGCGAAGTTCCAGAAAACGCGCCCCGACCTCGAACCGCAGGCCATGACGCCTGTGGCCGCGAAGAAGCTCCAGCTCCTGCTCCGCGAGAAAGCCTACAAGCACGTCGAGGCGCTGAAACTATACGAGCCGCTGCCAAAGCAACTCGCCTTCCATCAATGCCAGTCGCCCGAACGGATCATCCTGGGAGGCAACCGCGGCTCGAAGACGATGGCGACGATGGCCGAACTGGCAATGGCCGTCACCGGGCAGCACCGCTGGCTGGACTACCCGAAGACGGACGGTCGGGCAATCTGTGTGGCCAAAGACGGCATCAAGATCGCTGAAGTCTTCGCCGCGAAACTGCTGAAGCCCGGCGCGTTCCAGATGGTCAAGGACAAAGAGACGGGCATGTACCGCGCGTGGCGCCCGTGGGTCGATGGCTGGGAATGCAAGCGCACCAAAGCCCTGCCCCTGATCCCCAAGAGGATGATTCAGGCCATTGCTTGGGAAGACAAGGGGCTGTTCCAGCCCAAAAAAATCACGCTCACCAATGGCTGGGAGATCCTGTTCTTCACGTCGGCCGGACGACCGATGGAAGGTGTCGATGTAGACGTATCTTGCTTCGACGAAGAAATATACGAAAGCAAAACCGGCGGCTCATGGTACGACGAATCGTCAGCCCGTCTCATCGACCGCAACGGCCGGTTCTTCTGGTCCGCCACTCCGCAGGCCGCCACTGAGCAGTTGTGGAAGCTCCACGAGCGGGCTGAAGAGGAGCGCAACGAAGCGATCCCGCGGGTAAGCGAGTTCCACGTCACGATGGACGACAACCCGTTTTTGCCGCCGGCCGCCAAAGAACTGTTCCGGCACAAAGCCTCATTCGATCCCGACGAATACCGTGTCCGCGTGCTGGGGGAATTCCTCATCACCTCGCACCTCGTCTACCCGAACTTCAGCAAGCGCAAGCACGTCGTCGAGCCGTTCGTCGTGCCCCGTGAATGGGCACGCTACCTGTGTCTCGACCCCGGCTACGCCAACGTGGCGGCGCTGTTCTTCGCCGTGCCTCCCAAAAACGGTCCTCCGCACGTCTACGTCTACGACGAAGTGTACGCCCACCAGTGCGACGCCAAAGGGTTCGTGGACAAGATTTACAACAAGCTGCAAGGCCATTTCTTTCAGGCGTTCATCATCGACGCGCACGGTTCGCAGCGCACGGAAATGTCGGGAAAGAACATCGGCCAGCAGTACGCCGAAGAGATGCAGAAGCGCGGCCTCCGCAGCATCGAAACCGGCAGCGGATTCATCGCAATGGGCGGGACCGGGAACGAGCACTCCAGCCCGATCAAGGACGGCGTGTCGCAAGTCCGCTCGTGGCTCTGGGACCGCGAAGACTTCGCCGGGACGCCAAAGCTCCAGGTGTTCGCCATCTGCGATCAGTTCATCACGGAGATGAGCAAGTACAAGAACAAGATCGACAAAGGCCGGGCGACCGACATTCCCGACCACAAGCGCTATTCGCACGGCCCGGATGCCCTGCGTTACGGCGTGCTGCACGGAATGCCCTACGTCGTGCCGAAAGCCGGCCCCGACCGCAAGAGCAACGTGCTGAAGTATCTGGAGAAGAAGCTGCGCGGGAAACCACGCCGCGATTACGTGATCTGCGGCCCATCATTTTCGTCAACCAGGAGATAGAGAACATGCCAATTACCGTTCAGGGAATCGAGATTCCCGATGTCAAGCCCGGCGACCCCGTGCTGTGGTACTGCGACGCCAACACCAGCCAGTCCCCGGAATTCGCCATCGTCAAGTCGGTGGACGGGCGGGTGATTGACGTGGTGACGATCGCCGGTGCCATGCGCATGCGGCAGGAAGTCCATCACGTCAGCGACCCGGTTCTGAAGGAGAACCGCAACATCCGCGCTTACGGCGGATGGGCGGAACACCCGAAGTTCAAGTACGCGGGCGACGTTCACAACCTCCTGCGCTCGTTCGAGGATCGGTTCGAGACCGGCCTGAACGCCCTCAAGCGCCGTCTGGAGAAGATCGAAGACGGGCTTGGAATCCGCCCCGAAGACACGCGGATCGACGAGTCGTCGGCCGAGCAGGCGGTTCTGGAAGCGGTCGTGCCGCACGATGCGCCGCACATCACTCCCGCGGACGTGGGATTGAAGCACGTCGGCATCGGCGTCGGCCAAAGCCAGACGATCGAAGGCGGGAACATCAAGGAGCCTTTGACGGCTGACCGGATCACGAACGCGATGGAAGGCCGGGCCATGCGGAAGGGGGACATCGCCCGCGTCCTGGGATACGGCGTGGATGAGGTCGAGATGCTGCTGACTCTGGACAACGGTTTCACGGTCGAACATGGCTGGGTCAAGCGTAAATAATGTCCGGTTTCACCTCGGAATATCCGCTGAATCCGATCGTCAAAGGCTGGATTGCCAAGATCCAGAAAGGCGAGCAGTTCAAGTACGCGCACTTCGGGGAACAGGCCGAAGAGGCCATGAAGTTCTACGAGTGTGGGAAAGAACTGAACGACCTGATGTGGTCGGAGCGGAAGGGGCAGGTCCACAACCCCGACGACGAAGCCTTCCCGGCGCCGAAGTTCCGCATGGTGGTCGGGAAGGTGGCAGAGGTCGTGCAACTGTTCGGCCCGGCGCTCTACCACCGCAACCCGGCGATCGTCGTCGAACCCAAGACGCTGGACCTGCCCATCGACCTCCTGATGACGCTCGTGCCTCCCGAAGCGCTCCAGCAGGCACAGATGCAGGCGCAGCAGAACGGGACGCCATTCGATCCGCAGAGCCTGTTCCCGCCCGATCCAGCCGATGGGCAGAACAAGCTCACGGCGACCCTCCTGAACTACATGCTGGATTACCTCCAGCGGGAGAACGAGAAGTACAAGCATTCGCGACGGATGATCGACGAAGCGCTCATCAAGGGCGCCGGCATCCTGTGGACGGAATCCTTCCAGAATTACGACACCGGGCCGACGCTCATCGGTTCGTTCTACGACACGATCGACAACCTGATCGTCGATCCCGACGCGGAGACGATCGACGAAGCGCTGTGGGTCGCCCGCAGATGCACGCATCCCGTCTGGAAATTCGCAGAAGACTACGACCTCGACCGGGACTTCCTCGACGAACGGCTGGGCACGAGCGAATCCGCCACGGCGCAGGGCGAGAGCACCGAAAACGAAGAGTGGAACAAGAAGCGGAAGATTGGCAAAACGAACGACCTCATCACCTACTACAAAGTCTATTCCAAGATGGGGATGGGCGAAAAGCTGGCGGGGATGAAGGGCGTCGAGGAGATCGAAGATTTTCTCGATTCGCTGGGCCAGAACGCCTACATCGTCGTGGCCGACAAGATCCCCTTCCCGGTGAATCTGAAGCAGGAAGACGTGGAGGAACTGTTCACCGAACCGGACGCCGAACAGGCCGACCAGTTGCGTGAAACGCTGTTCCAGTCGTGTCAATGGCCGATCCCGTTCTGGGCGGATGGACAGTGGCCGATGACGATGCTGGCCTTCCACGAAGTCCCGAACAACCCGTGGCCGATGAGCCACATCAAGCCGGCGCTGGGATACCTCAAGTTCCTCAACTGGACAATGAGCTTCCTCGCCAACCGCATCCGCACGAGCTGCCGAACGGTGGCAGCGTGCATGAAGTCGGTCGAGGATGAGGTCCGCAATCGGCTGCTCTCCGGGAAAGACTTCGAGATCCTCGAAATCTCGTCGTCGTCGATCGGCGGTGGAACTTCCCCCGATGTCTCGAAACTCGTGCAGTTCCTTCAGGTGCCCGACCTCTCCGGCGAAATCTGGAAGGTCATTGATGCCATCTCGCACTACTTCGAGCAGGCGACGGGATTGAGCGAACTGGCCTACGGGACACCGGGCGGGATGCGTTCGGCGGCTGAAGCGCACGCCAAACAAGGGAACATGAACATCCGCCCGGATGACATGGCGAACAAAGTCGAAGACACGATGAGCCTGATTGCCCGTAAAGAGGCGATGGCCTGCCGGTGGCTCCTGGAACCGGATTCGGTGATGCCGATTCTGGGGCAGCGGGGGACGCAGTTGTGGGCGCAACTGGTGATGAGCGGCGACGTGAATAAGGTCTCGCGCGAGTACAACTATCGCGTCGAGGCCGGTTCGACACGCAAGCCGAACAAAGAGACGATGCAGGACAACATCAATCAGGCGCTCCAGACGTGGATGCCGTTCCTGCAAGTCGAGGTCACGCAGAAGAACAGCGTCCAGACGGTCAACGCCTTCATCGAGCAGTGGTGCAAGGCGTTCGACATCGAGCCCAAGAAGTTCCTGTTGCCGCAACCTCCTCCACCGCCTCCGCCGCCTGAACTCCAGAAGGTGCAGGCCGAGATTCAGGCGCTCCAGCAGAAGGGGCAGCTTGAGCAGCAGAAGATGCAGCTCGACTCGCAACTGAAACAGCAGGACGCGCAGGCGCGGATGCAGGAGTCCCAGACGAAGCTGCAACTCGAAATCCGCAAGATGGAAATGGAGATTGCGGCCAAGCGCGCTGAGATGGAACTGGACGCGCAGGCCCGGCAGGAAGAGATGCAGATGGAGCGGCAGGCGCTCGGAGCCGACCTTCAGGCGCAGCAGCTTCAACTGGGGATGAAACTCAAGACCGAACAGGCGCTCGGCGCGCAGAAGCTCCAGATGGGGCACCTCGACATGCAGCATCAGGCACTGTCGAACAAGGCTCAACTGGCGCACGACAAGGAGGCGCACAAGGCCAAGATGACGATGCAGAAACAGCAGGCGAAAGCCAAGCCGAAGGGGGCCAAGAAGTGAGCGACCCCCGCGACTGTCTGACCTTCACGATGGGGACCGTGGTAGGCGGCTATCTCACGGGGAAGCTGCCCGATCACGAACTCGCGTGGCTGACCGATCATCTGGAAGGCTGCGAGCGGTGTCGGCACAGGCTGGAATATCTGGAAGCGGAGTTCAACGGAAAACTGGAAGCGATGGCAGGAGCATCGAAGTGAAGACGATCTACGCGGGCGGGATCAAATGGACGCACGACGGCAAGCACTGGACTGCGCACAACCGCCAGATGAAACGCAAGACACGGATCGTCAACGACGCCTTCGCTGAATCTCTGATCCGCAACGCGCGAGAGAATGACAGGAAGTCGAAATGAACATCACCCGTCAATTCGTCAACGGACGCTGGGAGCCTCCCTTCACTCCAGAAGAGGAGGCCCGGCGCGCCGATCGCTTCGCTGAAATGTGCGCCTCGCGCCAAGCCCCGATCATGGTGGGATCAGAACGCGCCTTTCTGGCTGACGTAGGCTTCCGCCACCACGGACTTGACGATCACCCCGTCTGGCAGCAGGAAGAAATCGTCGGTATGGCGAAGCGGGCGGGAATCGCCGTAGACGGCAAGCGCTACTACGGCGGATTGGCGGACGGCCGCGGCCCCGCTGATCCCGGAGCATGGTGCGCCACACAGCAGGACTACATCGACACCGTGAAGCGCCGCAACCTGACTGTCCGCAGCGGTTCAGGCGTGGGCGGAGTCAATCACGAAGGCGTCGTCGGACCCCCGCCGAAGCCCGTGGACCTGGCCCCCGACATCGTGAATCGGCTGACGAAAGAGTACGTCCAGAAAGATCCTTCGCTGGCCCTGAAGCATCCGCAGGAACTGAAGGAAATGGTGACGGCCATCCACGGTAGGAGAAAATCAAAATCAATAAAGCCGTTCAAGGTGGATAGCAACTTCAAGGATATTCACGATTCGTAATGGGGAGCCAATTTGGCAACCACCTCCTCGAATGATTTGCCCTTTTTCATCCAATAACTAATACGGCCTCGCGTGACGCCAAGCACACGGGACCATTCAGCGAGCCACATCGACTTACCGCGGAGCGTTAAAATCAGACTTATTCGCCTGTTCCCGTTTTGTGCGGTCATCAATGCCCACCGGCAATTTTTGGGATCGTAGTTACCAGCGTTGTCTATTCGATCCAGAGTGTGTTTCACGGACGGCCTACTGCCCATATCGGCGTAAAAGTTTTCAAATGAATTCCATCGTTCACAGACAGAAATTCCTCGGCCGCCATAGTCGGGGTACGCCTTGTGAGTCTTCCTGCGGCAACGAGCGCGCATTGCGTGCCAAACGTAGTATTCAGGGCGCAGCGTCATGCCATGCGTCGAGTTCGACTGCTTCCAGACTTCTTTTCCAAGACAGCCGCAGCTCTTGCAGTGGCCTTTCTTCAGCGTGTTTCCGTAGGTCGTTACGGTCCCGCCACAATTGCACAGACATTTCCACCGATAGCCGTATTCTGCCTTCCCCGCGAATTCCACGACGGTCAGCCGCCCGAATTGATGCCCCAAAATATTCTGGAAATTTCTGTGGGCTGGCATTTTCATTGCGCGACTCTCTGAGAGGAAATGGTTGCGGATTCCAGATGCGCAATCTTAGGCGATTACACGGAGAACGCAAGCTGGAAAGTGACCGATGCTGACCTCCCTCTACACCGCCAGCGACGTTCAAGCCAGCCTCCTTGACTGGTGCGGCAGCGCCACGACCGACGCGCAGACGCTCCGCAAGGTCCGCCGTGCCGTCGAATCGGCCTACCGGGACATCGCCAACACCCGCCGCTGGAACTACTTCATCGGCCGTGGGCGATTGAGCACGGTCGCCTACTACAGCACCGGCACGATCACCTACACGAACTCGACGCGCGCCATCACGCTCGACAGCGGCACGTTCCCGTCATGGGCGGCGTTCGGCACGTTTCAGGCATCGGGCGTCGAGTACCCCGTCGCCTCCCGCGACAGCGACACACAGATCACGCTCTCGGTGAACAACAACCCCGGCGCAGACATCGCGGCCGGAACGAGCTACCGGCTGTGGCGGGACACGTATCCCCTGCCCGTGGACTTCCTCGAAATCGGCACGATCAAGGACTCCAGCCGGAACATCACGCTCGAATACATGGAGCCGAACGACTTCGTGGCGATGCGGCTCTACAACACGATGCCCACGCTGCCGCGCTACTACACGATCACCAGCGACCCGCATTACGTGGGAACGATGGCGATCCGCCTGTATCTGCCGCCCGACGCGGTCTACCAGTACGACTACATGTACCACCGCCGGCCGCGTCCATTGCTCACGCCGTCGTACACCACGGGGACGATCACCTCTAGCGGAACGACCGTCACCGGGGCCTCGACGGTGTTCACGAGCGCCATGATCGGCTGCGTCATCCGGCAGGGCACAGCGACCGCAGTCCCCACAGGAACGGATGGCTCGAACCCCTTCGTGAATCAGCGGATCATCACGTCGTACACAAGTGCCACGGGCATCGGCGTGGATCAGGCGTTCGACTCCGACATTTCTTCGGCAGCCAAATACGAGATCAGCGACCCGATCGACATCGAATCCGGGGCGATGTACTCGGCCTTCCTGCGCAAGTGCGAGATGGAACTGGGAACGATCCAGAGACGGGCTGACGTGCCGGCCTTGAATCAGGTGTATCAGGCAGCGCTTCAGCAGGCGATGGAAGCCGACAACCGCTCGTTCGACCGCAAGCCGGAAGGCGTCCGGTTCTGGCGTCGAGTCCCGCAATACTACGACATTACGAATGCGACATCGTGAGCGAGCAACCCCGCAAGACACTCGAAATGCGCGACTTCCCCGGCATCAGCCTGCAATCGGATTCGCACGACCTGCCGCCGGGGACAGGCCAGGATCAGGTGAATCTCAAATCTGACACCGCAGGGCAACTGACACCCCGCGACGGGATGCGCCTCGTTATCTTCGACTCGTCAAGTTGAGGTGAATTATGCCGTGGAAAGCAGTCGGGAATGACATCGTGCGGGCCGACACCGGAAAGGTCGTCGGACACAGCACGAGCCACGCAAAAGCGCTCGCTTCAGTACGCGCCCGATACGCCAACACGAAGGGCGAAGATTACCACTCGGCGCGGACCAGAGATCGCAAGAAGATGGGGAGGAAATAGCCATTTTTTACGCACAGGTTCCCATTGGCACAACGACGTTCGCCCTGATGCTGACGACCACAAACTCGTCGCGCACGCCAGTCGCGGCGGACTCGAACGCAATCACATACCGCATCTACTCTCCGTCCGGAACGTCAGCGCTGCTCACTGGCTCATTCAGCGTGACGCCAGTGGATTCACAGACCGGACTCTATCAGGCGACGGGGCTTCAGATCACAGTCGGAAATAACTTCGCGGCCGGGAACATTTACCACGTTCGCTGCGCCTACGCGATCAGCAGCGCCCAATACTGCGACGAGTTGTCCTTCATGGTTGTCTGACGATGGACCGCAACAGCACCTTCCACGAATACTTCGGACGCAAGCCGCTGGGGACGGAGATTCCGCTGTACGTCCAGTGTACGAGCACCGCTGGCGCACCGACCGCGCCCGACGCCGCGCCGACGATGAAAATCTATGCGCAGGGTGGCGGCTCGCCAGTCGTCAGCAAGAGCCTTCCGCCGCTGGAGCGCTACACCGCGACGGGCCTATTCCGCTACATGCAGATGCTCACGAGCGCCTTCAGTGCCGGCCTCTACTACGTGCGGTTCGACTATCAGACAAGCGGCACAGCGAAATCCGCGCAGGGGACGTTCGAGGTGACGGCGGGAGGGGATGCGAACGGGATGGTGAATTCGGCGTTCTTTTTGGACCGCCCTGGGAGCGGACAGGATTGGATTTTGTTCACGACCGATGGCGGGCAGGTCTCGCTTAATCGTGGGCCTAACGTCTAGGGAAAGGATTTTGAATCATGGCAGGCGTAGGATTTACCGCTCAGTCCGGTTCAGTGGCGCTCACCGCGTCCACCGCGAAAACCATCGTCCAGCTCGTGGCGGCGACGAACACGCGGGCACTCATCCGAAAGATCGACGTGTCTTCGGACGGTATCACGCCGACCGATCCGGGCATCCAGATCGACATCCTCGTGCAATCATCGGCCGGCACCATGTCGGCCCTGACGCCGATCAAGCTCTGCTCGTCGGACTCGGAAACGCTCCAGACCACAGCGCAGAAGACGGCGACTGGAGAACCGACCGCGGGGAACATTCTCTGGACAGGGTTCTACAACGAGCAGTCGTGGATTCCGCTGTACCTCGATCCTCCGATTCCCGTGGTGGGCGGAACGCGCATCGGCATTCGGGCGACTCCGGGAACCCTGACGGCCACGACGCACATCGGCGTGACTGCGACCTGTGAGGAATAATGGCCGGGAATCCGTTGAAGCTATACACCGCGATTCAGGCGCAGAAGCGGCGCAAGAAGCGCCGCGCCCTCTCGCGCCAGACGGTAGGCGTCCGCGCCTTCCGGTCGAACAGCACAGTCCCGCCGGTCGTACCGACGCAATCCCATTACCGCCGCTTCGCTGATACCTACATCGAAGCACCGGACGGCACGGTGCAAATCTGGAACGGCATCGACAAGCCCCTCCGCTTCGATCCCTCCGTAGGCGTCACAGAGACTGCCGGCGTCAAGCCCCCGCTGGCGCAACCTGCGATGACTGGAACGGGCTCGGGAAACATTGTGGGCACGTTCCAGTGCTACGTGCGGTTCGTGGACCGCTCGGGGAACCTTTCGAGCCTTTCCCCGATCAGCGACCCCTACGTCACGAACTCCACGACCTTCGCCACGATCACCGGAGCCACGAACGCTTCACCCATCGTGCTCACGCTATCGGCAGCGCCGGGCTGGGGTACCGGGCAGATCATCAAGGTTACGGGAGTGCTGGGGAACCTCGCGGCCAACGGCATCTTTCAGGTCATCATGCAGACGCCGACTACAGCCGCGCTGTACCTGGGCGGCGGCGTGGCCTCGCTCGGATCGGGCACGTACAATTCCGGCGGCACAGCCACAACGGGCGTGCAGCAGATCACCTACTCGAACGTGGCGGTCTCGACGGAAACGAAGGTCACGCGCCGGCAGATTCTGCGGAACAAAGACGGCGATACGTCGGTATTCTTCATCGACATCGACACTACGGACCTCACGAGCACAACGTTCAACTCTCAGACGGACGACGCCTCGCTGGTGACGGACGTATCGCTGACCGACGTGAACGGCGAAACGCTGGTCGATAAGTCGATCCCGCTCAACAGCAAGAAGTTTGTGGCTCCCTGTCTCGGGCGGGTGTTTGCAGCCGGGAACGAGAATTATTCGGAAGGCGCCGTCGTCGTCACAAACGGCTCGAAGGGCGTGACGGGCCTCGGCACGGAATGGGGCCAGTTGACGTTCCCCGGTCGCTTCCTCGAAGTCGTGGGTGGCGACAAGCGCTACACCATCGACGGCGTGCAGAGTCAGACCAGCCTCACACTCACGGAGGTCTACACCGGCAACACCGATCAGTACGCCTACTACTCGATCACGAACGGCCCGGCCGAACGGTTCACGATCTACTGGACGCCTCCCTCGCAGCCGGAAGCATGGCCCCTGACGAATTCCCTGCCGCTGGCGAAAGACCCCGGCGCGGGGGAAATCACGGGCCTCATGCAGCATCATGCGTGGCTGTACATCCTGTTCGAGAATCGCATCTACCGCTTCAGCTTCGTGGAAGATCCGCTCAATGATGGGGAAGCGGTCCTCGCAGCGTCGCGGGGCTGCATCAATAACCGCTCGTGGGTGAAGGTCGATAACGTCGTCTACGGGATGGACACGCTGGGCTTCTGGCAGTTCGTTGGCAATGACCTGATCGACATCTCGACTCCGGCTGTCAACGACCTGTTCAGGAACCGCCAGAGCGGCCCATACAAGATCAACTGGGCGGCCCGCAAATCGTTTCACGCGGTCTACGATCCCGGCGAAACGACCGTCCGCTGGTTCGTCGTGCTGGCGGGAGGTTATGCCCCGTACCACGCCGTCTGCTACTCGATCCGGCTCAAGCGCTGGTGGATCGAAATGTACCGCTTCCCGATCGGCGCCTCGTGTCTGGGACGCCTGAACGGCAAGCCGCAGGTGTTTCTTGGAACCGACGCCAAGCGGATCATGGCGCTGCACCAGAGCACACTGGATGCCGTCGATCCCACGGTTGGGACAGTGCAGGGGACCGTCACGTCGTCGGGCTACGACTGGATCATCGACTCCAACGCCACGTTCCAGACGGGACTGGCTGGGCAGGAGATTGTCATCATCGGCGGGACCGGGAAATGGCAGTCGCGGCGCATCGTGTCACAATCAGGCACGCGGCTCAACTTCGACCGCCCGTGGAGCACGCGACCCGATACCACCAGCACCTATCAGTTGGGCGGGATTCAGTGGAAGTGGCGCTCGGGATGGCAGCAGTTCGTCGAGGGCCAGACTGAAATGCAGCGGGCGCTCTCCGTGCAGTTCTCGCCCACCACGACCTCCACGCCGATCTACGCCCGCGTCTATCTGGACATGAGCAAGACGGCGAAAGACGACTTCACTCCGGTCCACACTCTGGCGGACGGGAACGGAATGGCGGTGCTGATGAACGATCCGGCGACGGACATCTCGATCGACTCGACGAAATCGAACGGCTACGTGCGGCAACGGATTCCGGGGATGCGGGAGTTCGCTACGGATGGGCCGCGGTTCATCTCGATCGAACTCGACGGCTGCACGAACGCGGATCAGTTGAACATCCTGAATCTCTCGCTGGACGAAATCGAGTAAATGGCCGGTCTCTACGCGATTACAACCGCCCTGGTGCAGCGCCTCAAGCGCACGCACTTCGGCTATCCGGTGAACTCCGACAAGCTCTCGGACGGGGAATTGCACGATCCCGGAGTCCAAGATTTTGCGGATGAATTCCTCGCCGGGTTGAAGCAGCAAGACCCGATCACGATGCCCGACACGCTGGAGCTGGTGGCCCCGCAGAACGGCCCGGCGATCAAGATTTTCCGCAAGCGGTTCTCGACCACGAACATCAACGAGCTGATCCAGTACGTCGATGAATCGAACAACACGTACAACACCGTCACGGAACAGATCACGAACGTCAACAACGTGAACAACATCACGGAAGAGACGATCAACAATATCACGAACGTCACCGAGAACATTACGAACATCACGAACATTCTGGGCAGCGGGACCAGCGGTTCGATCGACGTGGTGACGGGCGTTTCAGGTTCGGTCAGCGTCTCCGGTTGTACGGCCACAGTGACGCTCACGCTCACGACGCGGACCATCACATTCACGAATGGGGTGGCAAGTTTCTGATGGGCACCGTCAATGTCGATCTGGGATCTTTCAGTCTGACCGACCTGTGCGGCTGCGGCGACCCGTGCCCAAGTTGCTGCGGCACGCCCTGCTGCCCGACGTTCGACTACAACGCGACGGTGCAATGCACGTGGGTTCCGAGTTTTTTCTGCGAATGCGGCCAACCCGGAGACACGACTGCGCTCGTCGGGAACGGGACCAATGCGTGGGTTGGAACAGCGCCGTTCGGCTCATGCGGCGACGACATCACATTCACGCTCACGTGCGCTGGAACGGACTGTCACGGGTTGCGGATGGCGCTCACGTTCTCGGATTCCTGCGCCACAGTGACCGGACTTGTGCCGACATCCTGCGCGTGCGATCCGCTCAACATCACGTTCAGCACGGCGGGAACACTCGGAGGCTGCTGCGGTCCCGGCCCATCCGGCATGGACATCACGATTACCTCTTAGGCTTGGCGTAAATGCTGCCACAATTCAGACACTGCGACGACCAGTCATCCGAAAAGACGGACGACCCCTGCGCATTGACGCAGATCCCGCCGCACGTCGGGCACTGGCCTTTGTACATCCCGCGCACGAAGGCCACGGAAAGCACGAGAACCATAATCGCAGCAAACGAAACGCCCAGAGTTTTATCGAGGCGAGACATCACCACCCCCATCGAAACACAGGCTGCGGCCGATAATACGGCTGCGGATACGTGTAATATCCCGGAGGCACGTACTGCTGTGGCTGCTGGACGTACAGCGGACGACCGCCCCACTGCGTTATCTGGAGCTGCGGGCCGATCATGTAGCCGCCGGAGGAATTGTAGCTCCCCAGATACGTCTGACCACGCGAGTAGACGTAGAAGTTGTCAGCACGGGCGAGAGAGCAGCACGCGAGAACGGCGACAGCGAGCAGCAGGCGTTTCATCGTTTGTCTCCTGTGTGGACAGGACCGGCGAGCCAGCAGCAGCCGCTGTCTTCGCCTTCATCCCAGTCGGTTTCAAAGCGGGAGTGGCAGTGCGGGCACTCGACCTCTGTAGGGAGTTCCCACCAGAACTTCACGTCGAACAAACCGTTGCAGTTGAGGCATCGGAACTCGACCATAAGTCATCTCCCTCCCCATCATGGGCGCGGTATAATCGAAAGTCAAGTTACGACCCTGAAAGGATTCAAATATGGCGAGCCTGAACGAAGCCGGCCACCCCTGGTTGCAGGCAAAAGTGGACATCGCCGCGAGCACTGATGTTCTGGCTGCTCCATCCGCCACACAGCAGTACCGCATCTACGCCCTGAACATCAGTTCCGCTGCGGCCGGAACAGTGACCTTCAAGCATGGCACCACGGCGTTCGAGGGAGCGCGGACGATGGCGACTGGCGTGCCGCTCAACCTCAAGGAATTCCCAGACATCAGGCCGCGCTACGTGTGCGGGCTGGGGGAAGCATTCAACATCACGCTCAGCGGGACGGCCCAGACGAGCGGATCAATATGGTACACGTTGGGACCAGTCTAATCGAAGGGGATTTCAGTCATGGCGAGTCTTAACGCGATCACCTACCCGTTCTCGCAGCTTTCCGTCAACATCACGTCGAGCACCGACGTTCTGGCGGCCGTGGCCGGGCAGAACTATTTGATCTACGCGATCAACCTCCAAGCCTCTGCGACCCTCACCTTGCAGTTCAATCAGGGAACGGGGCCGACCGCGCTTGAAGGAGCGCGGACGCTCGTGGCCGGGGTTCCTCTCGACCTCGACATGCTGCCAGACATGCGGCCCCGCTTCACGCTTCCAGCGAACGCGAAATTCACCCTCACGCAGACTGGCGCCGGCACGATCAGCGGCTCGATATGGTACGGGCTGGGGCCGGTGTAATGGATTGCACGAAGCTGGTCGGAAGAATGCGGTCCATCTGTGAGGGCACGAGCGGCCTCCCGGAAGAGACGCGCCAAGCGTATCTCGCGATCTGGGAAGGACGCCAGCAGCCTCCCGGCACAGCCTGCATCTACCGACACGACCAGATCGACACGATGGAGTGCGGGACGTGCGCCCAGAACGGAAAGCGGGTGCAGGTCAAGGTCTACCAGTGCGACCTGTTCCAGCGGTGCGTCTTGATGAGAGGGACTTCCACGCGGTATTGCGGGACGTGTGAAAGCCGTCTGGAAAAAGAGCCGTAAACGTGCGACAATTGTAGGCGGAGATGATCCCGTCGCCCTTCCTCGAAAGAGAGGCGACGATGAGCGGTTTGATGGGTCCAACGGCACTGCCGTACTACGCTGGCATTGTTACGGCGGGAATGACGCCTAACGACGGGACTGGCGATGCTCTTACCGCCCCGATCGACAATCCGGGACTGAGCGGATTCGACCCCGGAATCAATCAGAGCGGCACGGTCGCCAAAAACGCTGGTGCGCCGCTGACGGCCTCCCAGTTGTCGGATTACAAAGCGAAGCAAGCCTACAACGCCAATCCGCCACAACAGCCGTGGTACTACGACCCATCGGGAGGCATGGGCTACCCGGATTCGTGGATCGGCACCCCGATGAATATGCTTTCGGGGGGCTACACCAATCCCTACGGTGGCACGGGCGGAGGCAATACATCTGGGCTCGATTCACTGACGGCACAGGCTGTCGCGCTCGCACAGAAGCAAGGGCAGGTCGGAGCCGCACAGGCCGGCGCGCAAGGCCAGATCGGCGCGGCCCAGTTCGGAATGCAGGGCCAGATCGGCGCCGCCCAGGCCGCGGCAGACGCAGCCAAGTTCGCCGCGTCGCAGCAAGTCCCGGTCGCCAACATCAACGCCGGCGCACAACTCGGCGTCGCGGGCCTCCAGAAAGACGTGGGCATGACGCAGGCGGCCGATCAGCTTGCGGCAGCAATGGGCGTCTCCGCGAATCAACTGGCCGGAACGAAGTACGGGGCCGATCAGACACTCGCCGGGCTCAAGGCGCAGATCGCCAACTCGATTCCGCTCCAGAACGCAGTCAACGCTCCGGCGATGGCGCAGGTGGGACTCGGGCAGGACAAGCTGGCCCTCTTCAAGCAGCTCATGGGATCGGGCGGAGTCGGAGGCGTCGGCATCGGGAACAACCCCGGCCAGTCCGGAGCAATCGCAGGTGGCGGCGACCCGATGAATCCCACCGCGTCGTCAAATGGCGCGCCTCCAATTCCGCAGTCGCAGGTCATCAACCCGCTCCTCTTGCAGCGGTCGATCAACCAGTCGCAAAACCAGATCAACAAGCGCTACGCTTCGATCGGCAACCAGATGCAGCAGGGGCTGGCCTCGCGGGGTTTTGACACCACAGGCGGGTTGCCTCCGGGTATTCAGGAGCAACTTCTGCAAGCGGAAAGCCCCGAACTCACGAACGCTGATCTTCAATGGAACCTCGGCGCGGCAGGCCAGAACGCGCAGCAATCCGACACGGCAGCGCAGCTCGGCCTCTCGCAATACAACGCGCAGCAGGACCGCTTGCTGCGGCAGCAACTGGCGAACCTCGGCCTCCTCGGCGGCCTTATCTCGTAGGGTGAATTGAATGACTCCTGAAGAAATCCGCCGTCGTGAAATCCTGCGGCAGCTCGCCCGCAACGCCAACGCGCAATTCGACATGCCCGCGTCTCCCGATCAGGGGCAACTGGCGGCACGAATCGCAGCAGCGAAAATGAACGACTACCAGCGCTTCGGCGCAGGCGGGAACGGCGTGGTGCTGAACCAGTTGCCGGCAGGTCCGGCACCGGAAGGCGACACGGCTTTCGATGTGGCCCGCAAAGCCGAGATGGGCAAGATGAAACTCACGGGCGGCAACCGGCACGGCGACCAGGGGCGCTCGACCGTTACTTCATCGGGCGATCCCGGCATGGTGCTGCGGATGCGGGAGTTGATGAAGGAGAACTACGAGAACCGCCGAAACTCCAAAGACGCCAACGGCCAGACACAACCGGAAGCTGCTCGTGCCCGTGCCGCAGACATGGCGAGCAAGGGCATCCAGCGGCCGACTCGCCAGAGCCAGAACGACGCGCGGTTTGCACGGCGACTGGCCGCAATGAACGCCATCAACATGACGCAGGTCGCCCCGCAGGTGGCTCTCATGCAGGCCATGCACGGCGCCAATCCCGCACAATCCGCACAGGCGAATTACCACAATGCGATGGCCGACGCGATCCGCCAGCAGATGACACAGGATCAGGGCGGACAGGCCGCGCCTCCGGGCGCGCCGCCTGCTCAGTTGCCTCCGGGAAGCGTCCAGATCGCGCCGGGAGTCGTGCGGCACCCCGCCGGCGGTGGCCCGATGTCGATGAACCCGTATAGCGGGGCGGCGACAGGCGACATGAGCGAGAACCCGATCGCCCGGTTCCTGAAATTCCTTGAGCGAAGCAAGTTGCCGGCCGGAGCCTTCGGCGGTCCCTACTGATGTTCGACTTCGATCCTGAAGCGGAAATCCACCGCCGCCTGCGGATGCCGCGCATCCCCGGCCAGAAGCGCAAAGCCGCCTTCCCGCCGCTCGACCCCGCCGAAGAAAAGTCGCTCCTCTCTGACGTGCTCTCGACCGGCACGAGCGGCCTCCAGTACCTGGGGGAAACACTCGACAAGCCCGGCCGCGCCTTCCGCGGGCTATTGGCCGGCAAGCCGAAGGAACTGGCGAACCTGATTCCGTTCTCCGACGCGATGGGCCTCACCGATCCAGCGGAATCCGTGTCGGGACGCGACTTGCTGGAGCAGCACGCGGGACTGGCGAAGAACAAGCCGGGATTCGCGGACCTGCCAGACGCGCTGGGGGACGTGGCAGGATTCGGCGTCGAGGTGGCGACAGACCCCCTCTCATACCTCCTGGGACCGCTTGCAGCGGGCAAATACGTCGCCAAAGCAGGGAAGGGTGCCAAAGCGGCTTTCGGCCTCACCACGGGGCCGCTAGGGCTTCTGGGAGTGAGCGGGAAATACGTCCCCGAGATTGCCAAGTCTGCCACGGCTCTGAAGATCGCGGAAGCTCCCGGCAAAGCCCTGATGGCGATTCCGGGGATGGAGGCGCTGAACCGGGGGCGGAAGGCGCTGTTCGACTACCGGGTGAAGGGGCAGCTCAGCGCTGCCGGGCAGAAGCTCGGGGAGGCACAGACGGCCGCACAGGCAGTCGCCCGCCCGGAAGCGATCAAAGACTGGTCGAAGCTGGCCGGCAGTCTGGAAGACATCCGCAACGCCTACGCCACGACGTTCGGCAAGGACAGCATCCCGATCCCTGAGAACCTTCCCCAGACGTTCGAGAAGGTCGCACGAGCCACAGCGGAGGGCATGAAGCCGACACACGCTTTTGCGCGCCATCAACTGCCGTATCACGGGCAGACAGCGGAAGCGCTCCAGAAAGCAGTCAGCGATTGGGGCGCGACGACGGACAATCTCTGGAACGAATTCCTCGATCTCGGCGGCAACTCAGCCGCGATGCACCAGACCGAGAGCATGAAGCACGCCCCGCGGTACATGCACCCGAAAGGACAGGAGGCGATCGAAACGCACGCCTACCGCGGGACCGTCGATAGCGCCAAAGCCCGCGTCGTGCCGACGAAGTTCCTGCCCGAGACGATCATCAGCGACGTGTATCGAGATCCGACTGTAGCCTTGATGACCAAAGAGGCTGCTAAGGGTGGCGACGTTGTGCCGCATCTGGCGCAGCACCTCGCCAACGAGTACGGGTCGTTCCTGAAGACGGCCGCCGAATCCCGACACGGGGAAGCGATCACGCGCACGAAGGCAGCGGCCGACGAGGCGATTGCGAAGTTCACGCAGTTGCAGGAATCTCTGGCGGCCAACCCCGGCATGAAACGCAAGCTCGGGCCGCAGCTTCGCAAAGCGGATGCAGCCGCGAAAGAGGCAGCGCTGACTGCCGCCGAGACGCTGAAAGGCACCGCCGAGACGCCGCTTCAGTTCGGCCACGACCTCGCTGAACACCTCATCTCGCGCAACAAGGCCGTTCAGTTCTTCAATAAAACCGGCAACGAACTGTACGGTCAGTTTTCCCACGACGCCTACAAATACGGGACAGAACTTGCGAGCAGCGTCGGGAGAATGCGGGCGACTCACGAGACGATCAAGAACTCTCTCGTGCCTGGAGGCGTCGATCTGGCGACCCTGTTCAAAGACGCCGGCATGAATCCACAGACGGCGATGGAGGGATTCGCTAAACGCTTCGGCGCTGTCCCGCAGGGCATGGGAGTCGCGCCGGACGTGGCGAACGCCGTGCTCGCGATGACCAAAAAGAGCCAGAAGCCGGAATGGCTGAAAGCCACGCTGGATCACGTTGACGGCATGACGAAGTGGTTCAAGCAGAACGTCACGCTGCCGTGGCCTGCATTCGCTGCGCGGAACCTGGCGAGCGGCCAGTGGATGAACATCGCCTCGAACGAGATCCCCGACATCAAGCACTTGGGCGCGTACGTGCAGGCCGTCCGCGACGCGCATCAGATGCTGAAGAATCCCGGATCGTTCCGTGACCTGCTGGAAGAACTGGCCGCCCACCGCGTCTATGACCAGACCGACATCGGTGCCCTCGGAACGGAACTCGGATGGTCGCTGAAGAACACGCCCAACCCGTTGACTCCTGCCGGCATGTTGCAGAACGTGAAGGGCGGATTTGCCAAAGCGAAAGAGGAAGGTTTCGGACTCGGGCCGGGGTTGCTCGCTGATACGCGAGTCGCGCGCTCCAAGCCGGTGAAAGCCGCTGTGACCGCACTCGCCACGCCGGCGCAGATCGGTGGAGAGTTGAACCGGCAGGTCGAGTTTATGAACCGCGTGCCGATGTATCTTTACCTCCGAAAGAAGCTCGGAATGGGGGCGGAAGAGGCCGCTGCTAAAGTGCGGCAGCTTCAAGTCTCGTATGATGAACTCGCCCCGTTCGAAAAAGAGGTTATGAAGCGACTGGTCCCGTTCTACACGTGGCAACGGAAAATCATCCCCGTCATGCTCCAGCAAGTCGCGGAGCGTCCCGGCGGCGTCACAGCCCAAACGATCCGCGCCTCGAACACCGGCCGCTCCAAAGACGAATTCGTGCCTCCCTACGTCGGGGAAGGCATGTCGGTCAACTTGGGCGGCGACCGCTACCTCTCGGGACTCGGATTGCCCACGGATCAGTTCGCGGATCTGTTCGTCAAAGGCCCGACAGCACTGGGCACCGTGAAGCGCACCGGGCAGAAGTTCATCTCGCAGACGAACCCGCTCGTGAAAGGCCCGCTCGAAACAGCCACAGGCATCAACACGTTCACGGGGCGTCCGGTTGAAGAGTCGTTCCAGCATCCGACCAAGAACGTGCTCCTGAACCAGATCATCCACAACTCGCCGGGCGCACGTCTCGCCACGTCAGAGCGGCAATTGGAAGACATGAAGCTGTTCGGGGGGCGCAAGGAACCGTGGGTCACTGCGCTGAATCTCGGAACCGGGCTGCGAATCAGCGACACGTCTGGCGGAATGGAACGTCAGCAGCGAATGGCCGAATCGAAGATGCTTCAAGAGCTTCTGCGCGAAGATCCGAACATCGGCTCATCGACCGACGTGTACGTCAAGAAGGACCAAAGGACGGGCTTGCCGCTGGAGATCGACGAGATAACGCGGAAGCGCATGCAAGCCCTGATGGCGATCAAGAAACGCGCTGCGGAAGAGGCGAAGCGGAGGAAGAAGCGACCTATTGGTGCGCAATAAAATTCAGGAACCGCTCCGACCAGCCGGAAATCTCAGCGCTCCACACGCCTTTGTAATTTACGCCGTTGCGGTGGCTTGAGATGTCCACGATGTAGTTGCGGTGCCCGAACGGTTGCGGCAGAGTGCCCTTGAGATCGCAGTCCTGGCTATCGCTGAAGACGATGATTCGATCCGGGGTTTCTTGCTCCTGCTCCCTGACATATTCGAGGCACTGACGGGTGAAGATTCCGCCGCCGCCAAGCGCGCGAGCATGGTCTAGAATTTCCTTCGAGAGCGCGAATCCGTGGTACGGCCGCACCTTTGCCGTCTGGTGCTCTCGTTTCCAGTCGCTGCCGGCCGTCGCATAGATCGACACAGACTCGCAAATCTCGGCGGTGAGCACCGCCATCGCCGCCGCCGCATCCATCCGCGAGAACTCCGCTTTGCTGGACAGCTTGGTTCCCATCGAACCGGAAACGTCAACGATCAGAACCGTCTTGCCCGGCAGCTTGTCCCACTGAGCGGTGCAGTCGAGCATCGCCCGCTCAAGCTCCCGTGAGTAGTCGGAGGCGTACTTCTCGGCCTTCAGGAAGTCGATCGGCAGCAGCATTTCTTTGTTGAGATTCAGCAGCCCCTCGCGGATCACGGAAGGCGTCACGTCAGTCGCAATCATGTTGCGCAGGTTCTTCAGGAACGCGAACGCGCCGAGCTTCTTCGTCTCGATCAGCCGCTCCCAGACTGCCTTCTTTTCCTGATCCGACTTGGCCGCAGAAATCCCGACCTCCCACGTATCGGGCACGTCGAGCTTGTCCGTCAGCAGCCGCTTCCACAGGTCGGCCTGCGCGGCGTCCTTCGGCTTCGGATGGCAGAGCCGCAGAACGTCCCTCAGCGACACGTCTTTCTTCCGGTTGTATTTCGCTAACTGGTATTCGTTGAACTTCACGAACGCATCGGCCAGCCCCCGCTTCGCCTGCGCGGACAGCGGCTGCTTGCCGTCCTTCCAGTAGAGCGAAACAAACTCGGTCATCTCGTCGGGACGGTTGATGACTTCTGACAGGGTGGTGGCGACGAGATGCTTGTGGCTCTCGTGCCGCGCCATTTCACGGCAGATGAACAGCGGAACATGCCGGAGCTTCTGTTCGTAGCGCGCTTCCACGGCAATTTCTGAGACCGTCTGCGGCGGCACGCTGGGGATCAGAGCAGCAATGTCCTGCGCGACCGACACGCCGTCGATGTAGGCGTTGTCTTCCCACAACAGGCAAGTCAGTACGCATCGGCGAAGATGAGCTTCGGCGTCCTGCTTCGCTGCGAGGTTCCCGAATCCGCCGGCCAGACGCTCCTCAGAGCGAGACGTGGCCCTTTTATTGACCGCGACCATTGCCATCTCCTGAAAGGCAAGAAGATTTCGAGAGACGCTGGGAAACGGCGACTAGAGTGTCTTTTCTTTAGCAAGAAGTAACTCTAATCTACACCACAGCGACTCTCGAAATCCTCAATACGATTTATACATCTGCGACACGGGGAACGCAACGGAGGTTCGTCTGAGCGGAAGAAGAAGCAGCACGCCGGAACCTGACTCTGCGATTCGTGATGTCGTAGCCAGCAAAGTCGTACCGCTCGCCGCGGACAAGAAGATGACCGTCTCGGAAATCAGGCGGTCCGCCTGAAAAATAGCTCTCCCCGACAATGATCTCGTGAACTTCCGGGAACGCGCCCGCCAGATCCACGACCCGCTCCAGGCTGCCCTGCCATATCACCGCTGTCGGAGGTAAGAGTTCTGCCACCGTCGATGCAGTGGTCGCAGTCGCGCTCGAAAGCGTCTTTGCGGCGCGCTGTCCGCCGAGAATGAACTTCGGACGCCACGCCAGCGGCGCAGCCACGAATGCCGCAAGGCTCCCGAAGAATGAACGGCGCGTCTGGCTCATGTGTAATAGGCGATTCCGTTGACAACCGTTTTGTCCGGCACCTTCGCCCATGTGTAAATGAGGTGCAGCGGATCGTAGGCGACTAGCGTGTATCCTTCGCTGTTTAGCGTATGCGCCTCGTTGGCTCCAACGCGGCGGAAATAAGTCCCTGCTGGCATCTCTGGAGGATGCTGCGGGAGCCTGATGGGCACATCTGCCGTCACCTTGATTGAGTCCTTCCATCGCTGCTGTTCGGCCACAATCTTCGCTTGCGCGGCCGCCACGATCTTATACCACTCCTTCCACTGCGCCGAGACAGCCGGCTCGCTGGGCGATTCAGCCATGTACTGCATCCCGCACCACCAGCACGATTCGTCTGTCGGCTTGCGGTCACGATGGCACGTCGGGCATTCGTTCATGGTCATTGCGTCCGATCATCCGTCGAACTGCGATACGTGTCAACCGTCTCGACTCGTGAGCGGTACGTGTCTACGGTCTGCGTGGAGGCGGGGATGTAGAATGGACCGGAGGTGAGCGATGTCGCCACGGGACCGCCGCCGTTGAAGAACAGAAGGATTATTGCGCCCATCACATTCCTGCGGCTTCGCAACTCTTGTCGGCAGCAGCGCGGAGAACCTTCGCCGTGCTTTTGATGGCGTCGAGATGTTCCTGCTCGGCCGAATTGCGCGACTGGTGCAGGAGCGTAATCTGCTGGTAGAGCCGGTGGACGTTCTGATAGCAGGCTTCAATCGCGTCCGACTGCACCGTGCGACTCGCGACTTCGGCTTCTTCTGCGGTGGGTTCCTTGACTGCCTCTGACATGTGTATCTCCTAGTTTGATATTGCCGGTTCTTCGTCCGCCACGTTCACGACTTCTTTCTTCTCGCGGACCTCGTGGCCGAAGCGGTCCACCTGAAGCATCAAGACGCGACCTGATGCCGAGAGTTGCGTCGTCGCCCCGACAAAGCCCGCAATCGCGCGCCCGCTGTCGGCGTCGATCACTGAGCCTGTCGTCTGCTGCGAGCCGTCTAGCTTGGTCGTGACGGTCTCGACAAATCGCAGGCGGATCGGATTCTCGTCGTTATTTATAGGCATAGTTGATCGTCACGCCTGTCGCCGCGTTCGTGTTGTCGGTGTCGCTCTGGTTCGCCACAAGGGCCAGTCCGATGCCCGTCCCAAACGCGATTCCGCACGCCGGAATCGGGATGGTGACGCCCGCGCCGGAAGTGTTCGCTGGCACGGGAATGTTCCACACGACGGTATCCGAAGCAGGGACTGGAGTGCCCGAGACATTGTAGAACTTCAGGTAGTAAATCGTCGCCGTCGTGTTGATGACCGTGACGCCGTACAGCGTGCCGGCGGACGCCTTGATGTTCGTGGCGTTATTCGACGCCGCCGACAGGATGTGCCCCGCGGTCGCGCCTCCAGTCGTCTGCGCCACGACGCCCAGCGTGCCAGTCGAATCGCTCGCCAGCGTCACCCGCAACACGCCTGTCCCAGAGACTCCGTTCCCCGTCGTAATCGCGTTGCCATTGAACTGCGTCAGTGAAGTGACGGTCGAGCAGGTCGTGACCGTTGTCACCGTGCCGATGTTCCATGTCCCGCTCTGCGAGGCCGGAACGATGTCGTCCGTGCAGATCGTCACGCGCTGGACGCCTGCCGCTCGGACACCCGTGTTCATGGCGATCGCCGCGCCGTTCATCTGCGACAGATTCGTCACCGTCGAAACGGTTGTCACGGTTCCTGAAGCAATCGCCACCTGCCCCGTCGAATCGGAGGCGAGCGTGACGCGCAGGGCGCCTGTTCCTGAGACACCGTTGCCCGTGGTGATCGCGTTCCCATTGAACTGGGTAAGGCTCGTGACAGTCGAAACAGTTGTGACCGCGGTGACTGTCGAGACGGTCGTTACGGTCCCGGAATCGACGATCGTGTGAACGGCTGTGGAGTTTGACGCGGTGTTCGCCAGCGATACCTGAAGCGGAGTTGTGGCGTCGCCGAGCGTCGTGCCGGTCGAACTGCGAACGCAAACCGGAAGGGGCCGTGTGTCGATGACGGCGGCCGGCGCTACGTTTGTTGCTGTTGATGTGAAGATCAGCGAGCCGGGGATTTTGCCGGTCGTCGAGATCGCAGTGAACGTCGTGCAATCGGTGCAGTTGATGGTATCGCCCGTGCCGACGTTCGTTGACAACACCGTGTTATTCGACATCAGGCCCCCATCCCCAAAAGTGTAAGCGTCTGCTGCCGGCTCGCCCCACCACCCGGCGTATATGTCACCACGATAATTCCGTTCCCGCCCGTGCCGCCTGTGCCTGAATTCGTCCCAGCGGCAAGTTCGCCACCACCGCCGCCTCCGCCGCCGTACAATCCGCCTGCGCCGCCCGCTCCGCCTGTCCCAGTAGCGCCAGGAGCGCCCCCGCCGCCGCCACCGCCTCCGGAACCATGAGTCGCATCCCATTCATTGCCTGTACCGCCGTCTCCGCCCTTGCCGCCCGTCACGCCGGCGGTGGTTGAGTCGCCGCCGCCGCCGCCGCCAGCGCCGTGCGTGCCGGCGGTTCCCGCGGTCCCGGTGCCTCCCGGCACACCCGTCGCCCCGCCGGCCGTGCCGTCCTTCGCTGTTCCGCCGGTCGCCGACGCCCCGGCATTCTGGCCGGCTGTCGTGCTGCCGCCGCCGTTCCCACCACCACCTCCGCCGGTATTCGTCGTGGCGTTCCCGCCGCCGGTGCCCCCGTTTGATCCGGCCCCTGCCGGCCCCGCAGCACCGCCGCCGCCGGCACCAGTCGCAGTGTTCGAACCCACCGCGCCTCCGTTGCCACCAGAGAACGCGCCCGTCGAGGGAGTACAGCTTGCGGCTGCGCCTCCTGCGCCCGCCGTCCCGCCGTTGTCCGCCGGCGCGCCGCCGCCTTTGGCGATGACGACGTTTGTGTTCCAGATTGTGTCCGTGCCGGCAGTCGCATCCCCGCCTCCAGCTCCAATCGTGATGCCGTTCACAGTCGAGTTCGACGTATAGGCCACAGATTTGGTCGCATAGGCCCCGCCGCCGCCGCCCAGCCCGACATTTGCACCGCCGCCCCTTGATCCGCCTCCCCCGCCGCCAATGGCTTCGACGGTGATGTTCGAACCGTCCGTTGCGGCTCCCGCCCAGCTCGTTCCACTAACAATGAAGGCGAACGCCATTAGTAGGTAATCCCATCTGGAGCGGTGGGACGAAGCCCGGTCAAGCGGTCGATCTCGGCCTGAAGTGTGGGGATGTCGGTCATGGTGAAAAACGAGCGGTCGTAGATTTGCTTGGCCGTCCCCGGCAGGAGCGGAATGTTGTCGAGCATAAAGGGGTAGGCGAACCATTCTTCGTCACTCGATGGGCCGCGCACTTCGGTGATAAGTCCGGTCGTGGTGTCGTAAATGACAGCGATCTTCATTGGCTCTGGCAGGCATATTTCAGGTCGTTTTCGTAGACGTAGGGAAGCGTCTTTGTCGGCGTCTGCCCAAGATGGATTTTGTCGAGGTCTTCGCAGGCCAGAAGTGCGGAGCGCAGATAGCCGATCTCATTGGCCGTGCCGTTGTTCCCGTCCCCATATCCCAGCGCCAAGAGGTCAGCGTCTGCCACCTGGTCCACGAGAAGTTTCGCGTTGTGCGCCTCGCGGAGGGCGACCTTCAAGGCGGTGATCTTCGCGCCGATGTAGAAGTCGAGGTTCGCCCGCGTGCTGAGAAGAGGGTTGTTGCTGCCGATTTTGACTACTGCCATACGTCACGAATCCTTTCGGTTATTCCGCTCTCACTAACTGCGGGTCTCTCACCCTCGTCACCTGCACGGGCATGACCTTGCATCCCACGCGCCGATTGTTCTCCACATTCGGTGGCCATGTATCCCGAATCGCCGCACATCCGGCCTGGATTTCTTCCGGTGTCGGATCGGGGACAGCCACGTTGCCGTAGCTATTCGGTCTCTTTTTTGGGGGCATATTTCTCGACGATCCGTTCCTCTCTCCACTGCCGCGCGACTTCTTCTTCGTGACAGGATTCGCAGCGGTCGAGCCCGTCCATGCTTTCTCGGTAGCCGCAAGCGGCGCACAATCTGATTTTGAACTTGCCGGGTTTGGTTTCGTTCGTTGGCACATCAATCGTGGCTCTATTTATCCCTCCCGCCGAAGGCCGCGCATGGCTGATTCAGCGGGAGGGGTGACGGATGAAAATATGCCGCCGGTCAGGCCCAAGGAGGTAGGCGAACTGCATCAATGCAAACTGCCGGCGGCTCCCGTCTTGGGAATCACGGAGTGGGGTTAAGGGCGGCTTTCGCGGCGTTGATTTCGTCGTCGATCGCCTGCGCTTTGGCAGGGTCGAGCTGGCCGGCGAGCAGCGATGCAACCTTGTCTTTCAAGCCTTGCAGCGTCGAATCGACGAGCCCCTTGTAGGACTCGAAATCGGCCTTTACGGTGTCGAGAACATCGGACATTTTGTTCACCTTTCCTTGTAAAGAAGTGAGTGCAGTTCCTTGAGAAATAACGATTGCCTTGAGCGCCGCGACCTGAGCCGCGAGCGATGTTTCCTGCGCCTCGTCCCGCGTGAAGCGGCTGAGGAAGTAGTTGAACCACGCGGAGATGCTGCTCATTGTTTGCCTTAGTGATAGAACGGACTCAGCCCCATCGACGCGAGCCTGTCGTTCACGAAAGCGTGAAATTCAGCGATCATCGGGTTCATTGTGGCGGCGCTGCGAAGCGGATCTCCGACCGGATGCGCTGCGCAGAACGGGTCGAGAACCAGAGCGTTGTAATCCGTCACGGCAACGGCAACTGCCGCACGCTGCCTGATGTCGGCATCGGTTGCTGCCGGAGCGACGCCGAAAAGCTGATTATATGGCTGGCAGCGGTAGTATTTCGCCCACAGCGCACCGCTCGCGGCCCGCAGATCGTGGTCGAAAACCGTTGTATCGGCCGCGATATTCATGTGCGCGGCGATCGTCATCTGGGCGTCTTCTGGAATCGTGCTCACTCGCGCTCCTTCAGCCACTGGAACAGCTTCTCGGAATCCTCAATCAGTTCATCCACAGAGGGCGTGTGCGTGGCTTGGGCGTCGCGCTGCAAGATCAGTTGCACGGCGACCTGCTTCGCCTGGACGGTGATACGGTCGATGGGGCTGTGCTTGGGCTTCATGGAGCGTGTCCTGTTACGGGGTCAACTTCGTGGCTCTCGCGCTTCGGTTCCGGGACTTCGTACATGTCGGCGATGATCGCTGTGCCGATCGGGCCTCCGTGCAGCGGGATGCCGCGGCTATGCGGCGCGTCTGGCTCCTTGCTCTCGCTGGAGCGGAAGCCCTGAGAGCGGAGGAAGCAGTACACGTCGTCCCAGCGCTGGGTTAGCCAGTCGAGACGCGCTCGCTCTTCGTCGATTGCCTTAGCCGTGGTAATGTCAGCCAGAACACATGCGGCGAACCGCTTATCGAATTCCTCCATGTCCTTTTCGAGAACATGAATCCGGCTTTCCTGCGCCACGAGCTGGTTCTTCAGATCCGAGATGGTCTGGTCCTGCTCGGCGAGGCAGACGGCGATGTCGGCGAAGCGCTGGTCGAGGTGGGAGGCGGCGGGAGGAGTCGTATCCATTACTTGGCGGCTCCCGCATTCGGGTCGAACAGCTTTCCATCTGGCCCAATGCCGATCGTCACCTGCCCATTCACCGGAGCTGGCGCTGTCGCTGGAGCGCTGGACCTGTTCGCCAGCCACGTCCCTAGCGCGCCAAGTCCGAGTCCTGCTGCGCCTGCGCCGGGAATCGCCAGTGCGGCGGCGGCGATACCGACTTTGGCGAGCGTGCTCAATCCGCCAGAAGCCTGCGGAGTCGTGTCCTGCGGCTGCGGCGATGCCTGGGTTGCAGGGGCAGGCGCTGGCGCGGGAGGCGGATCAGGCGGCAGGTAGTTGTTCGTCACGCGGAGTGGTCCCATCGGCGGAATTCCCGTCTGACCGCAGGCGTTGGCGTAGTTCTGGAGCTGCATGGCTTTCAGCTTGCGCTGTGCATCGACTTCAACGAGAAACAGGTCGTCTTTCGTCTGCGCCATGTCGGGAGTCAATTGCTGTCCGTTGGTCACGATGCCAATCGCCTCACAAAAGGGAGGTTGCCGACGATCTCCAGCATGGCCGCGTCGTGCTGCTCGCGGGATTTCTGCGCTGCCGCCACGTCCTCCTGCTGCATCTTGCTCAGGTCCTGCGCCAAGATCAGCGACCGTTCGTCAATCGCCGCGGCCTGTGCAATCTCGACAAGCGTGTCAACCAGGTCGGACACAACAGCGTCAAACGCCAGGGCTTGCTCGCCACCGGGGGGCCTGAATGCAGGCAGCGCCAGCAGCGTGACTTTCAGCCTGTCGGCAACGTCGCCGAGTCTCTGATCGACGGGCTTATCGCTCATTGCTTTGTCACCGTCGCAGGCTCAGTTTTCGGTGGTTCTTCAACTGGCGGAGGACCGTCAACTTTGGTGCTGCACGCAAAGGCGGCGAGATTCTGAACGATGAGCATGAGGTCGAGGCATTCGCTCACGACGAACGCGATGTCCGTCTTGGCGTTGTTGTCGGCCTTCAGGCCCGTCAGAACCTTGATGCAGCCCTTAAGACGATCCGCAGGCGTCGTCGGAATCGGCGACGCTGCGGGTTGGATTGGATCAGGCATGGGGTCAGATGCCTTTCAAAAAGGTGTCGGGTTGACTACTTCGTCACGGTGTCCTGTGACGAGCGCGGGGTGTCATACGCCAGCTTCGCGGCCATGCCCTGATCGGGCAGAGACGAAAGAAGCAGGACGTTGCTGGCCGCAGCCGAGAGGGCCGTGCCGGCGAGGTCCATCACGCGGCGCAGGGTCTCAGAACCGGCGCTGGCGCCGTTGCTCATGTTCTGGTTCCCGGTCGCCCAGTGCTTGTCAAGTTCCGCAACGAGTGTTGCATCCAAAGCCATGACTCACTCTCCCATATCGGGGTCAAACGAAAATGTCCGCAGCCACACGCCGCGGCTTACTTCTGCACGACAGGAACCGTCACCTTCGATCCAGTGAGGTTCTTGATGAACGTCTTGATCGCCTCTACCTCGGTCACATATTTCTCGAAATCGGCCGCATCACCTGGTGGCCCCTTGTCGCCTGTCGGTCCTTTGTCGCCACGCGGACCCGGCTGGCCGTCCGGCCCCGGCTGACCCCGCGCGCCTTGACCGGAGGCCAGACCGGCAATGGCCCTGTCAATCAGCTTCTGTACATCCGCCGCGCTCAGTCCTGGTGGTCCCGGTTGCGGTGCCGGAGGTGCGCCGGGCTGTCCGAGCTTCAGTTCGTCGATTTCACGCTGGAGTTCGGTGAATTCGGCTTTCAGTCTGATGACCTCCGCGTCTTCGGCGTGCTCGTGCTTCTGCAACGCTTCGATGGCTTCGACGCGCTTCCAGATGCGGTTCAGGTCTTCGGGGAAGGGGCGGTGCTTTTCGTTCTGCGCAGTCTTCGGCGGGACCGGGAGCTTGCCCTGCGGGTTGGGCTTCCAGTCGGGCGCAGGAATCGGCGGAGAGTCGTCGTCCGCTGGAGGCGGCGCGCTCATATCGTCCTGTTCGCAGTCAGGGCATTTCATCTTGCCTTTGTGCTTGGCGACGAATGCTGCGAGGTACTCGTAGGTGCATCCCGTACGCGCGAAGTGCTTCTGGTTCTCTTCGCTCCAGCCGCTGATAACACCGCACAATTTACCGTCCGCAAAAACTCCCGAGCCGGAATTTCCGGGAATGATTCGCCCGTCAAGAACACTGTAGAGCCACGCGCTCCCGGTTGATGATGCCGGCGCCCCGAGCGTCAGATGCTTCGGGCCATCGCCGCGCGGATAGCCGATCACATCAACAGTTTTTGGCTGCTCGCCGGTCTTTTCCCACAACGGCGCGAACGCCAGAACGTCGCGCTTCTTCACCTGAAAGAGCGACAGGTCGCCGGATGTTCCGCCCACCGGCTCGTGCCCGAGAAGGGTCGCCACAATGGCCTTTCCGTCCGGCCGGTAGACCCAGAACTTATTGCCGATATTTCCCTTGAAGCAGTGCCCGCAGCCGATTCCGAGGCCGTTTTCGTCGATGATCGTCGCCGAGCACCAGCAGGGCTTGTTGTCGAACTGGCTGGCGGTGTTGTACATCAGCACCGTGGCGAGCGTGTGGGATGGCATTTCGCCGGCCGCAACAGCCGGCTTGTACGGCAGGTTCACGAAATCCGGCATTACGTGCTGTTGCGGCTTCTGCCACGACCCGGCGCAGTAGCTTGCCACGCACAGCGCAATCCCGGCTGCGACAGCGATGGCGATGTGCAGCTTCGTCTGGGCGCGTAGCTCGAAGATGGCTTCGTTTCGTTCTGCGCGGAGGCGGGAGTTAATCATCTGCGCTTGCCTGAGGGGGTCGGATTCGGCGCGTTCTTCGGCGGTCACTGCGTCGCCCTCCAGCTTCGCTCCCACGTCTCGAAGTCATCCCATCCGGTCGTGAAATACCGCTTCCCGTCGGCTCCGCTCCATACCTGCATCGGCACAGACCGGACCCACCGAGGATGATCCGTGTAGACGTACCGAAAGTCGTATTCCGTGTGCCCCTTCGTCTCCGCGTGCATCCGATAGCAGGGGCGGCACGACTTCGATGCGTAGACGATGATCGTGGCTTTCGGCGGAGGTGGCGTGACTTCACCACGGTTGAGCGTGACGCCTGCCAGATAGCAGTGCGCGAGGACAGCGAGCGCGTGGAAGGTTTTCATTTCGACGCCTCGCTTTTCGCGGCTAAATAGCCCTCAAGCCATCCCTTCGAAGCGCCAATCATCCCTCTCGCGCCTTGATACGGATTGGCTGAATCAGACGCGCCGGCCGCGAACGCCGCCGCTCCTTCAGGAATCGCCTTGCGGTGTTGAATGCCGTCGATCCAACTGAGGAATGCGCCAATTCCGATAAGCGCGGAGAACACGACGCCAATCAGGCAGCCAGCTTCTTTCACGGCTGTCCCTCCTGCGGTGGCGGAAGCGGCTCAGTCGCCGCGCGGGGCTGGATCTGGACGACGGGGCCGAGCGATTCGGCGGCGCCGTGCGCGAACTCGCGGTCTTTGGCGACGATGGATTCGAGGCGGTCTATTCTGACTCGCAGCGAATGGTCGAATGCCACAATGCCGACTACGATTCCGATAAAGGCGACGATACATCGCACTCGAAGGCTTCCGACCGTTTCCTGTGGCATCACCTTCTTGACCTCCGCCCTGACGAGTTCTTCCAGTGGCAGATTCACGTTCACCGCTTGCCCCACTTCTTGTAGTTCCCGACTCGCTTCTTCTTCGGTCCCGCCAGAGCAATCAAAACGCTGGTCCGCAACTCCCATCCCACCGGCTCGACTCTCACGCTCACGGAACGACCCGTCTCCCTGAATTTCCGCCGCGCCTCTATGAGCCAGTCGGGGGCTTCCCGTTGAGAGTATTCGAGCCATAAATCCTCCCGACCCTCACGAACAACCCTCCCACGGCCGCCGTCAGCGAGGTCGTGAACAGCGTCTTCAGATCGGGGTGCTGCGACTGCAACAGGCCCAGGCCGAACACGCCTGCGAACGTCCCGACGAACCACTCCCCGGCCGGCACGAGAGCGTTCAGAAACTCGTCGAGCGACACGCGCCATTGAGGGCTTCCCTGCGGCTCACTCATCTTCGTTCCCTCGTCTGTGGTCCCGTCTGTCGAGCAGAATCGCGAGCTTCTTGCCGTGGTCCTGAAGCTCGCCCTGCTGCAACTGCATCACGTTCCGCATCCCGTGGCGGTCTTTCTGGCAATGCACGTTTTCTTCTTCCATCACGTCGAACCGGCCGTTGATTTCAGCCGCCATGACTTCGATCTTGCTCCCCAGTTCCCCCGACTTCCTTCCCACGAGAAATGCGTTCGCTACGACTGAGGCAGCGAACACTCCAATCGTTATCCAGTTGTCGATGGTCACGGCCCATTGTTCCTCGCTGAATCCGGGAATCGTGTTGACTCGACCGGGGAGGCGGTAAAACGCAAACCCGGCGGTAGGTTCACCCCAAGACTCTCATGCGAGAGTGTTAGGGCGAATCCCCGCCGGGCTGGATACCGATTGCAGGTGGCGCGACTTTATGCCGCTAATTCGCTGGACCTTAATGGCCCGATGTTCCGCATTCTGTAGGATGGAACGCGCGCTGTCAAGACCGACTTTTCCGCACGCGCCGCACTTCGATTCCGGCCGGCGTATTGATCGTCATGGCGAGCCGCGCCCGCCTGCGTTTCGGCTTGCGGCACTTGATAACCACGTCGCCGATTATCAACACGTCCCCGCTCCGTGGGGTCTTCACGATTCGTGGCATCGTCGCTCCTTCCGTGCGCCGGGCGGGCATTGGCGTTATGAATTCTGAAATGCCTCGGTCATGGCTTGCTCGCTTTCGACTGGAGGATCATGGCGCGGCGGATCACGGCTTCGACTCTCTCGAATCGCTCATGCCATGTCATGTAAATGTCATCGAACCATTCCACCTGCGTTATCTCGCGAACGCTATTTCCGGCCTTGAACTCCCGCAGAATCTTCGCCGTCGGCAGTCGCTTTGCGCGTTTCATGGCTGCTCCTTTGCGTCAGTCGGTGGATTGTTGCCTCAACAGTTGCCGAAGCCGCTCGATGGTCGCGGATTGCTCCTCTGATTTCTCCAGCACCTTCTGGAGGTCGTTGTGGGCGGCAACAATCTCCTCGGCAATCTCTTTCGTCGTCAAGCCGTGATCGGTCCATACGCCGACATTGCCCCATGCGGACAGGCTGGCTTCGCTCCAGCACTCGTGTTCCGGCGGCACGGCAGTGACGAAATACGAAACCGAGTCATTCAGACTTACGGCTTTGCGCACGTACCACGGCGTCGTCCGTTCCCGCAACTCGACGAGCTTTGACAGGGCTGGCAGGGATGCTGGGAGTTCGGAAACTTTTCTCAGGAGAAACGGGTCGCTCGTCGTCGGTGCATTTGAGCAGGCTTCGCAATCGTCCCACGGATTTCCATGTTCGCAGGTTTCCATTTAATAGCTCCCTAGCGGCATGATTGGACCGATCTTCTCGGCGATGACCGGGAATCCCGAATACTCGGTGATCTCTTTTGCTTCTTTCGAGTTTCGCAGGAGGTAAAGATACAGAGCAGGCTTCCCGTCTTTCTCTCCCAGTCCCACAGCCTGAAACCACGGCCGCGTGGAATATTCTTCGTGCAGAGATTTTGCCGCCCGTCGATGCTTCAGGCTGAATTGATCTTTCGCTTTCATCACTCCCCCTTTCGTTTCTTCAATTCGCAGCCGGGCGGCGATGTCGGAGTTGGTCCACTTCTGGTATCTGTTTTTCCATTTCGGATCGGACAATCGCTCAACTGGGATGCTGACGTGTAGCATTTCCCAGAGCAAGGTGTTCTCGCGTTCCAACTCGGCCACCTTCGCGTCCCAATACGGCTTCTCTTCGGCCTCTTGAAATTCTCTCAGTGTCGTCGCGTCTTCAAATGCCAGCGGACCAACGATTAGAAATCCGCAGTTTGGGCACTTCGGGCACTCGCTCGGCTTGTCGCTCTGGTCAGCGGGCATCGGCCTGATCTCCTTGTCTTGTTTCGGGGAGGATGAAGCCGCGGCCGTGGCAGTCAGGGCAGTCCGCGGAGTATCCCTTCATGTGAACCTGCCCCTCTCCATCGCATATAGGGCACAGCGCCGCTTTCCAGAAGTGCTCGCGGATGACATGCGACATAAGCTCGATGCTTGTATAAAAGTTGAGGCGGTCATCTTTGAAGATTCCGTCAATCCAGTCAGCGGGCATCGGCGTTCTCCTGGGCAGCCGCCTTTCTAAAAATGAATCGTTGCGCTTTTCCCCAAGCCGCGCGGATATATTCTGGATCGCCAGACTCATAGGCGAGCCCGAGCGCTCTGAACGTCGCATCGTCGTAAACGAAAATGTCCCGAGTCGGATAGCCTATGGAATGCTTTTCATCGCTGCCGGTCACGATAGAAACGCCGTCCTCTTCTCGAATGAGTTCAAGGGCGTGTGGCTTTCCCTTGTGTGCTTTTGCAATTACCTTCATTGTGTCTCCTGGGCATCGGACGACTGGGTGAGAGCGCGGTATTCATGTTTCGCTTTTTCCCAATCGTCAATGACGAGCTGAGTCGCAGGCGCGTTCACTGTTGCGGCCCATTTCGCCACATTCTCGCCGCATATCATCAGCCGCGATTTCACGTGCTCTCTCTCGGCTTTCAGTTGCGCCCGAACAGCGTTCAATTCTTTCAGCTTCGCATTAAGTTCCTCCGCGAGCGCCCGCAGATGCTCCTTGTATTTCGGAAGTTCGTCTTCTTCGGGAGGCTTCTCGACTACCGCGAGGTGAGGGATTTTGGTGGTGTCGAACATGGCGAGAAGGTCGCGGACATAGACGAATCCCTTGTCTCCGAACCGTTCATCAACGACCTGCGCTTTCACGAACTCCGGCAGCTCGGCTTTCGGATGCGGCAGCGGACGCCAGCCGCGCACATTTGAGTAGTGGCAGGACGCCGTGCCGTTCTCGTAATGGAACCAGCTTTTAGAGAATGTCCCGCGCTCGACCTTGCCGTTGCCGTAATCCCACTCGACTTGCTGATTCTCTTCGGGCAGCGGCATCGGTATCGCGCGTCTCCATTCATCGCTCATCGCCGCTTCCTCGCTTTCTTCGGTCTCGCCAGGAACCGCGGCGCGACGTACTTTCCTGTCAGCACGATCTTTTCGAGCCAGTCCCGACACCCTCGCGGAGCGTGCTTTGAAAATCCCTTATCGTCCTTTGCCTTTAGTGCCTTCTGAGGGATTATCTTCATCACCGCCGCTACGACGCGCCGCCCATCGCTCTCAGTCACGAATTCCTCTGTGTCAAACACTTCTGGGAACAGCGCCCGCCCAGAGGGAACATGCGTAATACTGAACCTTTCGTTGAACTCGGGAACGAGCGCAAACGGAGTTCCTTCGATCGGGATTGCTGGCCGTTCACGCCATCCATGTTCGCATAGAATTCTTATCGTTTTCATGGTTTCGCTTTCTTCGGTCTCTTCTGCTTCGGTGTCCCACGGTCGTCACGACGCCTTGTGGGTTGCCTGTCGTTTCTTCGCTTGTCGCCGCGCCTTGGCTCTGGCGCTCTTTTCTGATTCGTTCATCCCCCGGTCGTGCGCCTGCGCCAGAGCGAGGATGAATACGTCCCACGGCACTTCGGGAGGTGGAGGGAATTTGATGCGTTTCTGCTGTTTCAATCTCTCTCAATCCAAATAAGAACGTCGTCGAAGAACAGGGCCGTCTTCAGCTTCACGGAATTCCAAATCGCGCCGCAATACGAGTATGGACCGTGTGAGTCGCGGCAATCTCCCCAATCACAAACAACCCACCATCGTTTTTTCACGCCTGCTCCTCAAGCTCGACCGCCCCGTCACGCAAACCAATCTCCGGCAACTCCACAATCGTCACCACAGAATGATTGTAATCGCCGTATTCCTTCGTGGCTGTCTGCGAACACACCTGCGAATCGTCTCGCCAGCAGATGCCCTTCAGTGCGTCCTCCAGCCCGCGCAGGAGCTTCGTCGTGTCGGGCCGCGTCGTGTGATGAACCGGGGCGCTCGGCTTCAATCCGCGCTTCCCGAAATGCCCCTTCGGACGCGCGAAATAAAACGCCACTTCGAGGCGGATCGGGCCGTCCAAGAGCTTCGCCCTCCAAGTGCCGCGACCGTCCTCATTCATCGCGTTCAGCGCCGTCACCTGGATTACTTCCATCCACGACTTCGACTTCGGGTTATCGTCCGTCACGATGGTCCGTCCGGTCTTCAGGAGAAAGGCTCGCTTGCTGCCGCGGGGCTGGGGCCGGCCTGGGACATCAAATCGGATCATGCTTTCTTCCTGTGGCAGTTACACCGACACCGCGTCTTGTTCCCGGAGACGAGCGAGCAATCACGCGCCGATTCCCCCGGCCGCTTACAGCAGCAGGTCGTGACCTTCACCTGATCGCCCACGACGCGCTTCACTTCGGTCCAGTAATCGAGGATTTTTCGTCTCGTGCTCATGCCGCTCCCTCAAAACCTTCTGGCCGCGCTCGATGTCGCTGCGGAAGTCGATTGTGTCGAGCGGCTTACAGGAGCGGTGCAGGAACGGCGTGCTGGCGAAGTTATCCGTGTGCGCCTTCTCGAACTGCACGGCCTTCTCGAACTGCACGGCCTTCTCGAACTGCACGGCCTTCTCGAATTCCTGCGGCTCCTCAGTCTGCAATCGACGCCATTCCTTATTGTCGTGGAACGGGCAGAATACACACGCCGAACGCGGTGGCTCCGGGAATCCGTGCTCCTTCATCCATTCGAGGCACTGCCGGCGGTTCATTCGCTCGTCAATTAGCGGCCAGTGGTGCTTTGCCCACGGCTCGCGGCTTTCCTTCATTCGGCGCGACTCGTCGAGTGAAATGCCGATCCACTGAATAACGAGTGCATCGGACTGACACTCCCGCCAAGCATCGTGCGGATATGGCGGTTTGTTTTTGGCAATTTTCCATGCGTAAAGCTGCTTTAGCGCGCCGCGATGCTTCCTGCGCCAGACGCCAAGTCGTGGATTTACAATCCTACGGACGGTCTTGATTATGGGTTCGATTTTGTAGTCTGCTGTGCAACTGCGATGCTGAACCTTTCCCTGTTCTCCTCCATCGGAAAGCGTGAAGTATGGCAGGGTTGTTTTGATGTAGCTGCGTCCGTCTTTTGAGACCTTCATCACTATAGAATCGGCACTCAAATTTCCTTTCGTCACGCGATGCACCGGGAACGGCAATTGATCTTCGAGCCAGTCCAGCCACCGATAGACGCTCTCTGGCTCGGCCTGGGTGTCCGCGAAGATTGCCGCGACAGGCATTGGCTGAATCTCTCCAGCAGCCGCCATGAGCGCCATTGTGCTGCTCTGGACGCCGGCCCCGAGACTGATGATGTGGACTGGTTCATTTGAATCGCTCATGGAACCTTTCGTCGATGTCTTTAATTCCGCAGAGGATTGCCCTGCGTCGGTGATATTCTGTCGAATTAATTTCGAGCTTCATCATCTCTTCAACCTCGACAACGGCGCTCGGCATGAACAGCCAAATTTCGCGGTCGTGTCTCCGTCTCCAAAGCCCGTAAATCGCCGCTAGTTGCTCGGCAATCTGCATCGCCTCTTCCTGCTCCTCTTGCGGCGGCTTCGTCATAAACGCCGCGCACGCCCCCGAGTAGACCTTCTCTGCCTGCCCACACATGAAGCCGGCATGGAACGAATCGGGGCACGCCTCGATGGCTTTCTTGTAGAGCGATCCGCACGTCGGCAATTCAGACAGCGCCAAGCTCCTCCTCCAATCCCTTCAACCGACAAAGCGTCTCGTCCCGATACCTCAGCATCCACGCCTTCGGTCCCCTGAAATCCAATGATTCAACCCAGTCCCGGAGCGTGTGGCCCTCGCGTGTGATGCCCCGGCAGAGGTTCATTTCTGCGAGGTCGAGTTCGTCTTTACGGAGCTTTACCAGCAGCGACAGGACGCGGCTTTCGTCCAGGTGCGCGTGTGCCCATGCGTGCGATTCTGCCGATAGCGTGATGAAGTTTGACCACAGGTCGCGGCGCGGGTTGGTAAACAGGTGATGGACTTGCTCCAGCATCCAGTGGTCCCGCGTCATCGCCGGAGAGAAATTCAGGACAGCCGCCCATTCGTCTTCAGGGTTCATCTCACGATAAGCCCAGCGCAACCCCTCATCGACGTAGGCTCGCGGGGTCCGTCTCTTGCGGCGCGGTGCGGTGCGTTTCATTCGGGGTACTTCTTTCCGCAGAACGGACAGTAGCTACAGAACACAACTTTCGGCCGTATCCGCGATTTCGAGTTGATCTTTTCCGTGGCGACTGAAGGATTGCTCATCCGGCCCTTACCAGTCGCGAAGCTCATCAGGAAATGCGTGACTATCTTCGTGTTATGTTGGCTCAATGCCTCCTGGGCCTGTGGCAAGCAGTTGCAGGCTCGCGGGGTCGCTCTCCGGCGTTTGAGCCGCGTTCGACGGAGTGGCGTGGTGCGCTTCATCGACACGCCCCCGACTTAATCTTCTCTCGAACCTCCTGCTGGATCGGCATCATCGCGCCATATCCGCCATCGAATTTCACGAACACAATCTGATTGCAGTCGTCAGTCGTTACGGCCCATTTGACGTTCGGCAGGCGCAAGATTCTCCTGAGAATCCACGACGCAATCTTCCTATTTCCGACTCCAAACTCGGGGGGGCAGTGCTTGCAGTCTGAAATCTCTTCCCCCTCTTCGTCGCACATATCGCAATCATGCTCGTGCTCCATGTTGCACGTGACGGTCCCGCTTCCGAAGCATTCGGAGCATGTCACCTTCACGCGACCAGTGCTACCGCAGGCGCGGCACTCCTTGACGAACGGCATATCGTTCCATTTCTGAATCGAAAGCGCCGGCTCAAGAACTTCGTTTACCTTCGGCCTCCTGCGCTCATCTTTAGCGTCGGCGATTTCTCCGCCGTAAAGCTCCGGCGCACAGGCAACCGCAAGCCGCGTGTCGGTTGCAAATAGCATGTCGCCGATTCGCCACGGCCTATTGATTCCGTAATACGTCGAATCAGGGTCACAGAACGGCATCATGTCGATTTTCATTCCCTCATCTCCTTTCATTCGTGCCGCGCTTCATGTGGTGTTGATTCCTTGTCAGCGCGCGTCGGGCCCGTTGATAACCGTTCCGACATATTCGCCATGGCGGATGAAAAACGATCCCGCCTCAACTCCCGATTCCGTCTCAAACATCTTGAGCCAGTTTTCGCGCGTCGTTTTCTCGCTGCCAAAAACGGTGGCATTCGGAGCGCACCAATCCGCAAGTTCTTTCGGCGTGCTGAACACCGGGCTTATCGGGCCGCCCTCGCTGGTCGTTTGCCAAAGCTGCCAGCCGTCGCCTTCGGGCGGTTCGATTCGCTCCCAATTCCCGGCTTTATCTTTCATCTCCTCTGGCTCCCAGAAATCACCATTGCCGTCGCAGCGAACGCATGTGTGCCCCACCCCTAATCGTTCGCAGCGGGCCTCGACGCAGACCCACTGATTTACCGAGTCATGCCCCATTCCGAAGAAGCTCCAAGCGTTAACGGCTTCGGCGGTGGGAACTACGAACGGTTCGCGCTTGACCCAGCCCTTTCCCTGAATGCAATCGTGCGTTAGATCGACGAGCCGATTCGCTGCCACGAGGGCGTCAACGTCCGGCTGGGACAACTGGTGCATCCACTGAATTCTCTGATGCGCGAACATGCGCCTAATCTCACGCTCCACGGCCGAATCAAACGGAATGCGTCCGCCTTCCGTCCAGTAATCCGGCTTGCCGTCCGCCTTTGCGACTTCTGCGGAACGCTTCAGTTTTTGGACGATACTGTCGCGCAGAATCGGGCTGTCGATTGTCAGCACGGGGGATGATCCATAGGCGACAGGATCGAACTCCACATTTCCATACCACTCATCCTTGAACCGATTCGCCTCCGGCGAACACCCGGTTCCTCCGCAGGTCGGGCAGTCGAATCGAAAGCGATACCACGGATTGACGTAGCCTTCCCATGTCTTGCCCAGCGGCCACATGAATCCCATCGACACCCGTTTAAGTTCTCGTCCCATGTCGTGTTGATCCTCAGTTAGATACCGGGCGGGTGCAGAGCCTGGGAATTTCTCGCGCTCCCGCCAATTCGCTGGTCAGGGCAGGTGTCAGCGCGACACGTCGAGCAGCGCTACCCTATCCCTATACGTTTCCTCACGCATCCACCCGGTTGTGTTATTTCCGTATCGTTCCTTTGCCTTTGCATTTCTGGCAGATCGACGGCCTGCCCCATGCACCGTGAAGCAGTTTCCCGCCTGCGCCCTTGCACGATTTGCACGTTCGCGTGACCTGTTTCATCTGCGCTGATTTCCCCTCAACGGCCTTCGAAGTTGAACCGGCCGCGCCGGCCGGCGACCATGAAAACCATCATCAGATTGAGCGGCGAAGGCGGCAGCCGGCGCCGGTGAAATCCGCCAAGCTCATCCACAAAACCGAAGTCGACGCGGCAGGGCCGAATCGCTAACTCGCGCCACGCCTCTTCGCTTCCCCACAGACGCTGCTCGGATTTCGGCAGACTGGCGAAATCAAAATAGAGCGCGTCAGATTCGCCATCCCGCATGTCACAGATGCGCTTCCACTTGGGGCGGCGCCTGACGAATTCCAAAGCGTGCTCTGCTGCTTTCGTCACTGACATGCGCGCTGACTCTTTCTCATTCTTTGCCGGGGCCATGGAGGGTGATTCTGGCCGGCGGCCCAGCGCGATCGACCATTCCATTCAGCTTTTGGTTCATCATTTCGGCACCGGCGGCGCAACCGAGCCCGAAGAAATGGCAGGCTGTCAAAAAGTCCGGCGAGCCTTCCCCGCGCCACGCCGCCACGGCCGCGGCAAACGCGGCGTCATAGGCTTTCCGGTCGTCGTCGGTGATCATGTCGTGTTGAGCTGGCACGCGCAGCAGCCGTTCACGGCGCCCATCAATCCGCGGAACTTCTCGTCGTGCGTATCCGAATCGAATCTTCGCGCATCGGCATACCACCAAACCCATTGGCTCGGGGCTGTGTGCTTTCCGGTTACGCGCGCCGCAATTCGCCATCGTTCTTCTGTGTCGCAAAACGACTCGCAGGCGGTATCCAGTGCGTCCAGAAAGATCTTTGGCGCGGGCGTGTTCGTCACTGGCAGGCGGCATCGCTCAAGTTCAGCTTTTCTCTCGTCCGGCGTCATGTTGATTTCCCCTTATTACTGTGTTTGTGTCCCTATCGCCTGCCGCCGCGTCATCCGGTGTAATCGGCCACGGCGTCCTGGCATTCGTAGCAGTTGCATGGACGGCCTTCCCAGAATTCTGGATGCTGATCCATGTCGGTAGTGATCTCAAAAGCGCGTCCCTCAAGCCATCCTCGCGTATATGCGCGGCTGGACTCAGTTGCATCGTCAGCAGACTTCGGATTTTTCAGTAGGCCGTAGATGCGTTTTAACTCGTTGACTTTTTCGCTCATTTCTCCCCTCCTATCGCCTGCCGCACTCGTGCCACCGCCTCGTCAAACCTCCCAGCCTTCAGCATCGCGTCTGCCGCCTTGAGGTGCAGCCGCAACTCAAAGCACCGCCGCTCGTGATTTGCTTTCACTTCCGCTGACTCGACGGCCTCTTTCGCACGGATGAATTCTTCGCGAGTCTTCGGCCATCCGTGGCGTCGAAAGAACTCATTGAGATCTGCGATTCCGTTCGTGTCGGGCATGGCAAGCGGTCGCCTTTCGTTTCTCAAGCACCCTCTGCCACCGAATCCTGCTGTACTCGCTCTGCCCGACTCCCCTGTACGCCAGCTTCTCAGCGCACTCAGGACACCACTCGAACTCACTCGTCGGCCTCCCGAACTCCGTGAACCTGATGAACCGGCATAGCCGCGCCACCTCCGCGCCGCAGAGCGCATTGAGGTCGAAGTCGTGCGTCACGAGGTGCAGCCGCTCGTCTGGTTCTGGATGCGCGATGTTGCAGCCGCGGGGATGGCATTCGACGATGTTCATGACCAATCATCCGTTTTCAGTTTCTCAAGCTCCGACACAGCTTCGTCGTCGGCGATCACGTCGAATTCAGGATCGTCGGTAATCATTTCTCCACGGTCGCGCCGCCTCGCCATCGCTGCAAGTTGCTTTTCCAAATGCTCAGGGTCGGCAAACGGGAATGCCGTGAATCCAAAAAGGAAATTGCCAATCTCTTGATCCGATATTTCCGGGAAGTGTCGGCGACAGGCATCAACGCACTGCTGGCACATTATTCGGACTCCGGCTCCAGCCCCGCCAGAAGCGAATTGAGCAGCCACTTCTTCCACTCCACAGACAGCGGCCCCTCATCGAGAGCCTTGCGCCAGCGCTTCAGCAGCGTGGCAGCCTCTTCCATTTCGTTGGCTTTGGCGATCGGTGGGACCGTCGCAATGTCACTGGGACGCAGGGTCGCAGTCATGCTTTTGCCTTCCTGGGTCTGATGAAATTGGGATACACATTCCGCACGAGCAGCCCACGCTTCTCCCACGGCGGGATCGGCGAAACTCCATCCTTATCTGGCCACTCGTTGAACTGCCGATGGTAAATCGCCGTCGCGGAGGAGCACGGCAGATTGCGGTAGGCGCAGGCCGCCAGAATGCTCATCCACGTCTTCTGCCTGTCGCTCACTTGCCGCTTGGGCTTGCTCCGCTTGATCTCGGCGAGTGTGCCGTCCGACATTCGGACCTTGAGTCCCGTGCGCTTATGCTCGTGTCCGCAATTCGTGCATTTCGGCCCGCAGTCCCGCATGGCGCCACACTTCGGACAGCAGATCGGCTCGCGTGGCTTCTGCTCTCGCTCACGCCTCTCGATGTCGAGTTCCTGAATCGTTTTCGACGTATCAAGCGACCAGTCCCGATCCTCTGTCGGCCAGCCGTGGCGATGCACGTTGCCGCCGTGGTCGATCAGAATCGCCTCTTGCTTCGAGGGATGCGGCCGGAACATTCTCCCGCAGACCTGGAGGTACTTGACGACACTGTTCGTGGCGAACGCCAAGATGCCACAGCCGAGACACGGCAGGTCAAAGCCGGTCGTGAGAACGCCATAGTTGCACAGCACCTTGATCTTGCCGGATTCGACCGCCCCATAATGCTCGTCGCGTTCATCCTGCGGCGTGTCAGCATCGACGTGGGCCGATGGAATTCCGGCGTTGTTGAACTCGTCGCGCAGTGCAATCGAGTGCTCGACGGACGACGCGAAGCAGGCTGTCGGCCGATTGTCACCGAGCTTCTTCCAGTCGCGCAGAACGTCGCCGATCAATTCCCGCTGGCCCATGATCTTGGCCACGGCCGGCTCACTCCAGTCGCCGTCCTGCAATTTCAATTGAGACAGGTCGGGAACGAATGGAGCGAATACCCTGCAAGGGCACAGTTGCCCGATTCGAAGCAACTCCGCGTGCGTCGGACCCTTGACCAGCTTCTGCCAGAACGCCCCCATGCCGCGCCCGTCTCGCGCTGCTGGCGTGGCTGTGAATCCCACAACCACATCGGCGTCTTTAATGAGCGACAGCCAGCGGTCGGACATCGCCAGATGCGCCTCATCGACGATCCACATCTTCGGATCGAGCGTAGGGATCGACTCCCGCTCGAAGGCCCGCGACCAATAGGTATCCACCGAAGCGACCGTAACCATCGAGTGATAGTATTCCTCCCCGGCCATCAGGATCGAATGCGGTACGTTGCACTTCTTCAGCTTCTCGGACTTCTGAAATACAAGCTGCCGCCCCCTCACGATAAACGCTGACGAATTGCCCTTTTTTGATGCTCCGCTCATCATCGCGCTCGACATGATCGTCTTGCCAGCCCCGCATGGCGCCTGCACGAGAACCCGGATCGGCTTTCCCTCGCGGCGCAATTCCGAAATCGCCCAGCCGATTCCGGCTATCGTTCGCTCCTGGTCGTCGCGGAGAATGAAGGCGCCTACTTGCAGCATGTGTACCCCCGCTTTGCACACTTCACGCATCGACCGCCGCTGCACGACTTGCAGACGTAAGCCGGCTCGTACTGCCCCATCGTGTGAAAGAGCGCCTTCATGTGCTTGTCAATAGCGTTTTTGAACTGCTCGCCGTCAGGGATCAGCTTGGCGATCTCGTAGCAGTTGTTGTAGATGACGTTCCGCGCCGCCTCGCATGAGTGAAACAGGTCACGAGACTTGAACGCCTTCACGAGTTCAGGACGGTCTGGCAAGGCGTTGCCGCCTTTGTCCGCGGGACCGGAATCTGGCTCGGCGAGCGCGATGTCAACGGCACCATTCGCCTTTGATTTCGCCTTGTCAGGACGCGCCTCCCGGTGCGCTTCCGAAACAGAACCTTTGTTGAGCTTCTGCCGGAGTGAGGCCGCCCGCGATTCATCTCCAGCTTCCTTCGCCTTGTCGATCTCCTCGACCACCTCGCGGGCCTTCTCGGCGGTTGGTCTCGACATTCCAACGTGAGACGCAGCGTCGTCTTTTGCCCGACCGTTTTCACCCTCGGAAACTTTTTTCCCAGGGTCCGATTTCTTGCCAGAAACCATCCTTTTCCGCGCTTCCGCCGCCTTCGCCTCCGACAGCTTGGCGTACTCTCGGGCCTTCTGTTCCATCGTCTTCTCGCGGCACCGATTCGATTCCACGATCTCGACGACCTGCTCGTAGTCGGACAGCGCCGTGCGAGATACCAGCACCGGAACAGCCTTGAGCTTGGCGATCTTCGCGTGCTGCAACCTCCGCATGCCGCTCAAGACCACGCTGTCCTTTGTGGCCTTGAGCGGGTCCAGAACTCCGAACTCCTTCACGCTCGCCAACATCTCATCGTCTGGCGATTGGGTGCCGTAGATTTCGATGTTGACGGGGTGGTTTTTCAGTTCGGCGGGATTCAGTTCCCGTAGTATCCATCCGGTGGGCATCGTTGAGCTTCCTTACTTGGCGGCTGGGGTTTTGGCATCTGCATAAAACGCAAGACTCGTCTCCGCTCCGCTGCGCCACGCATTCCAGGCGTGGATGCACTTGACGTAGACCTCTCGATTCCCGGCCGATTGCCCGTTCGACGCCTTGCTGCTGTGCAACCGGCACGCAATCAGGAACTTTGCGAGCTTCCGATCAGCGACGGTCGGCTTCGTCCCGGTCTCATCGCGAACGGCGGTCCAGAATGCGGTAGCGTCCGACTTAGATTTCAGCCACGTCTTGTACATCGCGGCTGCTACGGGGGACCGTCGAATATGGTTCACCTTGTTGGTCCCGCAGTTTCCAAGCAGTTCGTTCAACCAGAGGCAGAAATCAGAGCCGCTGATAATCAACTGGGCGCGCTCGTCGGCGGGATGCGCGAAGTAAGCATCCTCCCAGATTGAGTAGGCAATGCCCGTCACCGCGAGGTTGATGATGCGTGCGATAACATCGTCCAGACCGGGAACGGTGGCCGCGAAAATCTGGTTGATGTCGCCAGTGCTGCGAACTGAAGCCCGCGTATCGAACGTCGCGTAAAGCTGTGCCACGTCCTCCAGCGTGTCGCATTTGTATTCCTCGACGATGACGCTGACATGCTTGGGGAACGACCCATTCATTGTCGAAAGCACAGTTGACGTGTGCTTGCCGTTGATGCGGTACGTCTGCTTTGTCTGCTCGCAGTAGGCTTTTGCCCATTCGCAGGTGCGGAACTTTCCCATGTCGAACACTTTGCGCAGGATGGCAGCGCGCGTCGAGTTGAGAGGCCGGTCGTGCGGTGCTGGCGTCATATTTGAGAATTCATCGGCCAGAGTTTTCGTGAGCTTCCGTGTCTTCGGTTCACCAATCATTTTCCACGCCATGACTCGTCATCTCCTGAAAAGAAAAACGAGCGGCGACAGGACCGGCTTACAATCCGTTCCCACTCCGCTCGGTAACACGCTTCGTTGAGTCGCCATTCCGTGCGCTCTCCCTTCATGGGTCCAGTCGTTCCGTCAAACCGCCGCCGCCGCGTGCGGTACTCCCGCCTGAGTCAGTGAATCATTCAGAATCTCTGCGAACGTCAGCCCCTCGAACTGACAACGCGCATCAATCGCGTCCACGACTGCCGTGGCGTCCTCCGGATTCACCTTGCACGACGCGAGCGTGAGGCCGGGGCGAACGAACGTGATGACCGCTTGCGCCATCCTCTCTGTTGTGCAACCGATGTCATTCAGGACCGGATGAAGGCTGTTTGTGAACTCCGGGCACTCGGCCAGCGGGGTGTTTTGCGCCGCCAGTTCTGCGACCGCCTCCTCGCTCATCGTCTTCTTGCACGCGGGATACCCGGTGCATCCCCAGAATGACGACCCGGCGTTCTTTCCGGTCTTCGCTTCGCGCTTCTTCATCGGCTTGCCGCACTCAGGACAGTGCAACTCGCCAGCCTGGGACTGTGGCTTTTGTGGTGCAGTGCGGGTCGGCGCAGAATCGGCGTGCTGCTGCCTCGCGGGAGGCGCGGTCATTCCTTCGGGCAAAGCCCACTGAGGTAGTGCCGGCGGCTGCCAGTAGAAAGCCGGGATCGACTTCTTTTCGTTCGCCGGTTGATAGCGCCAGCCGTCATGCCGCTCGGCTGAAGTCTCGGCGAATCCCTCTTCGAGCTGGTACAAATACTTTCCGACTTGCCAAAGCGCAGCCGAGCGGCGGATCGCTCCCGAGTAGCCGCCCTTGATCGGCTCGATGTCCGTGCAGTCGGCGACATCCCATTTCGCAATCCACTCGTCGCCGATCTTGATGGAAATGCCAACCGTGAAGCCGACCAGCTTGTTCTCGGAGATGAGCGGCACGGGCTCCTCAAGACGCCAGCCGTGAGGGCCGCAAACCTCATCAAGCCGGTGCGTCACAGCGCGGGCATCCACATACGCCATGCACGTCGCCCAAATCTTCCCGTTCTTGTTGCCGCACCGTCCGATCCTCCACTCGATTTCGTCCGGTTTGAACGGCTTGGCGAGATCGCTCAAGTTCATCGCGTTCCATCTCCTGCTGCATGGTGATTAGAAGCAGTTCGTCTTCCGGCTCCATCTGCGTTCTCCAAATGCTCGCCACGCTGCACGCGCAAATCGCGTGGCCCTTGAAATCCGATCTTCACCCGGCCTCCGATGATCTCTGACACGACGATCAGCATTTTCTTGCCGTCAATCTCGATAACGACTGACTCGTTCCTGCGCCTCGACACAACCAACATCGCTTCTCTCCCAAAATCCAAAGAACGCCCGCCTGTGAAAATTTGACCGCGCCTCGTCTCCATCCAAAACGCGGCCCGCCTTGCAATCCTTTGCCGCGCCCTGCTTCATGCCAGGCTCCAATCCCATCATCCGCAACGATTCGCTACTCGTAAGAATTCGTTCTCGCAGACTTCGAGCGCGAGCTTCTGCGCGAGAATCTGATCGAACTTAGGAACGCCATAGGGGTGGGCGCAATAACGCTGCGCCACCTTTCCGTCCTCCCCGAGTTCAGAGACGTTCCCGCTGCCGGAATCCGTGTGAATCCGGTATCGCTTTCCGGTCTCAGAAATGACGTGGAAGTGTCGCTTCTCTTTCACCTCCTTGCGCTGCGGCTCAGTGAGGTGTTCATGGAACAGTTCCTCGGCACGCTTCTCTGCCGCCTTCCGTTTACGCTCCGCAGCGTCTCGTTCTTTTCGATACTGCTCATCTCGCGCAAGCCGGGCCGTCCGCTGCTCCTCGGTTTCCGCTGGAGCAACGTAAGGCGCGCTCGCCACGCGCACATAACTGGTGCCGGCGTTGCTGGTCCATGTGTTCCAGCAATTCTGCGTGATCGTGTTCGTGGAGGTCGATGTTCCGGTCGTACACCACTGATACCACGGGCCGTTCGTTGTCGTGTCTGGCGACGTGTTAGCGGTCGTTCCGCAATTCCACTTGATCCAAACCGTATTGCATGAGTTCGTGGTGTAACCCGTCATCTCAGCCTCCGGCGATTGGCGGAGAAAGAATCAGGCGCTCGGCGTCCGCGTCGAATTCCTTAACGACCTCGCCCTTGTCGCCGCCCTTCTTGACCTTGAACGCGAGGTAGCCCTTCTTGGTAAGCTTCTTGAAGGTCTCTTTCGCCGCCTCGATCTCGTCGTCGTTCTCGCTGTCCCAGATAATCTTCGTGTCTCCTGTCGTGTCGAGGATCACGAGTTCGTGGACCGGCTTCGCCTCAAGAATGCTCATTGAGTCATCTCCTGAAAAAAGGGAAAGTAACCGTCAACTCGTCTTAATCCCTCACGCGATCTCGCCTCCGCTCAATCTCCAGCATCACCCGCTCCTTGTCCTGTGGGTCATCGTGCCAGTAAACAAGAGCCGGCATCGGCTTCTCTGGCGCATTCAGTTTGTCGATTTCCTCAACCGCGCTCGTCAGCGCTGCACGCGCCAGCGCCGCGCCCTGCCATCCGTTGCCGAGTTCTCTAAGTGCATAGCGGCAAACTTCGAGTAGCGCGTCACGCTGGGCGGCTGGGCTGATGTCAGGCATTTGGAGCCTCCGCGGTCGCGGTCTCTGCCTGCTTAATTCCCAATTCCTCCAGCGTCTTTTCGGCGACGACGGTGCATTTACGAACGCGGTATTTCCCGTCGCTTCCGATTGGGATTGCGGCTATGTCTGCTGCGGTGTGCTCGACAACAAAGACCCGGTAGCCTTCTCGCCACTCTTTGAGGCACCAGTCGAGAGTCGCCAGATTGATACCGGCGGCGCATTGCACCGATTCGTTAGTATCTGCTTCCGGTTCGTCGTATGACTTGCCGATTTCGTACTTGATGCCGCCATTGAATGGACCCACGCCTTCGCTGTCTGTCAGCTTGTATGAGCGGATCATTCCCGGCTGGTCTTTGAGGATATAAAGCGGTGTCGTCAAAAGCGGATTCAGTCCGCTCGCCCCGTAGAGGTTCGCCCTGGAGAGGTTCGCCGCGTAGAGGTCCGCCCCGTAGAGGTCCGCCCCGTAGAGGTTCGCCCCGGAGAGGTTCGCCCCGGAGAGGTTCGCCCCGGAGAGGTTCGCCCCGTAGAGGTCCGCCCCGT